CTGGGTTCGTGCGGGTATCATTACCGGTTATCTAAGCATAGGTACCGCTACCAGGAATGGGAAAGTAATAACTTCTATAGACCAGATGAATAGTAAATTTGGTCGCATTAATTATTATATTTCCCCGAAGAAACTTTATGAAGAAACAGGCTATATTTGGAAAGGACGAAGTAAACATGGGAACAACAATCAGACCTGAAGTGTCAGAAAAGAATCCGTATTGGATAGAACGACATCGGTATTACGAACTCAAGCATTTTTGTCTACAGTATCCAATATGGAAGAAAACGTACGAAGCTATGAACGGGTTGCTTGGCAGACCTGCTGATTTGGTAACATTCGGAAAAATGAAACATGTATCCAATCCGACAGAACGGGTAGCTATCATGAAATCCTACTATTCCAAGCGTATGGATATGATACAGGACGCTTCTGAAAAAGCGAATAGCGATTTAGCCGAGTACATACTGAAGGGAGTGACGGAGGGCCTATCCTATGAGGTGTTAAAAATCAAAATGGATATACCATGTTGCAAAGATGTGTATTATGAAAACTATCGGAAATTCTTCTGGATTTTGAATAAGATGAGGGATTGAATTCGCGTGAAAATCAGCTTATTTTATGACAAAGAAAAGAAAGGAGAATTACTATGAATTACGAACTTTTATTAGATGCAGTCAAAGAGGTGTCCAAGGACAAATTGAAGGAGATTAGCTTTAAACTCGATGAACAGACCATCCAGACAATTAAAGAGATGGATCTGGGCGAAGATGAGAAGCGACAGCTCATTCTTATATCCAAGGACAGAGCATTCTTTGACATGCTGCTGATAAATGCACTCAAAGAAGAGTAACATCTTTTCAGCTAAAGAAAGTAAGGGGACGGCTGTTAGCGGACAGCTATCCTCTTATTTTTCTTTTAACGATTAATAACCTTACCAATCAGGTCTGCCATTTTTTCGTGGGATGATTTGCGATCGGCAATAGCTTCTTTAAGGGTGCTACTTCCATAGACTTCTTCTACCTGGTCTGCGGTCCAGATATCACCGAATTCTTCCATGGTTTCAATAAATGTGTTGATTTCTGCTTTAGTCATATTGAAGCTCCTTTCATGATTTGGTTGGGATAATAGTATATCACAAACCTAGATTAGCTTCAATCGTCAAATCTGGAACATGCGGACATGCAACTGGGATATGGGCCTCCACAGGCTATACATCCTGACGGAATGTCGGGTTCAGAATCAACAAGTATGCATCCATCTACAAGATCGACATATGGACCGTTATCTTCATATTCTCCAATGTCGTAAACTTTACCGCAGTTGGGACATACGAATTGGTCGTCATCTAAATTCATCAGTGCACCGCACTCGCAAACCGCTTCGCCTCTAAGGATAAGCTGAATAATCTCGTCTTCGTTTTCTGTGAAATATCCGTTCATATAAAACCTCCCATATATTAGTTTAGATATTATACTCCATAATTCGTGGAATTTACAGCTGCTTTAATGAAAAAGAATAACTTATTTTCAAAGGAGAGATAGACATGGACAGAATGAAATTTGAAGGACGTATGAACTATTTTATGTTAACTGCTATCAGATCGGCTAAGAACGAAGACGGATTGATATCCGACAGAGATTTGAAAGCTATAGAACTGATGAAGGAACTTATTGGTTATGCGGAAGAGTTAAATTATGAAGTTGAAAAACTCAAGAAAGAAGTAAGGGATTTGAAAAGAGAAACTGAGAAAGCAGAGAAGATAGGGGCATAGCCTCTGTCTTTTATTTTTCGCGTAGAAATCAGCCCCTTTTATGAGAAGAAAACATATTTTGAAGGAGGTTTTATTATGTCAATTAAAGAGAGAAAAGAAATCACAAAGATGCTGGTGAAAGTAGAAGTGGTGATATTGATGATGATATTTACAATAATATTGTTACACACAATGCCACTGGCTGGAACCGCAATGTTTGTGGTTGACTGTATTTCCATTGGCTTATATGCCAAAGCAAAATCTGAGGAATACGAGGAAGAGTTCTATTAAGGGCTCTTTCTTTTATTTTTAACCTAGATTAGACAAAGCACTATTCTAGGTTAGAATCCGTACGCAGGTTACCGGAAACAAAGTTATATTTGTAATGTGAAAAATTCCCGGGAGGGATTTTCATAAAAACAATTCAAAGGAGGATGTTGTATGTCGTGTTTATTTTTTCTCGGAGGAGTGTTTGCGGGAATCGTCATCACTTGCTGTTTCTACCAGAAAACATCTGGGCATGGATATTTCACAGTTACACCATATTCGGATGATGAGATTTCTATTAACGAAGGCTTCTACTCAGTAAAAGTCTCTTTGCCTAAAGACGTAAACCTTGTGAACAAAGACATGGTTATTCTGCATAATTCGCACAAATAACAGTCCCTATTACGGAAACGTATTAACTTATTTTTAAAGGAGGAATGTCAAAATGGAAACTATCGAAAAACTGTTAAGAAGCGAATTGGAGGAAGAACTTGAGGCTTTGGGTGGAACGGAGCTTGGTTCAGATGACTACAAAGTAGCAGTCGAAGGAATTACTAAGCTTATGGACAGACAGATTGAGATCAGCAAGCTTAACACCGAATACGAACTTAAAAGAGATGCACGAGAAATCGATACAGATCTTAAAGTTCAGCAGATGAAAGCAGAAGCTACAGATCGGAAAATCAAGTATGCTATAAGCATTGGCGAAACTGTTGTATCCACTGCAGTAATTATCTGGGGGACTCTGAAATCATTTAAGTTCGAGGAAACCGGAACAATCACTACTATAATGGGACGTGGTTTCATTAACAAACTTCTTCCGAAGAAGTAAAATACGGATAAACAGGACGCTGGGGAAACTTGGCGTCTTTGTTTTATTTTGTTTATTTTGTTTACACAATTATGTAGGAGTAGTATAATATTCATATAGACTTGAAGAGAATGGAGGTTTTCACACAATGAAAAAGAAAATAATGTTGACTATGTTATGCGCTATGGTTGGCGTAGGAGCTATATCCGGTTGTGGTGCAAGCTCAACAAATACTGTTAAGGAAGAAACTCCCGTAGCAGATCCGACCGCGACTCCTGAACCACAGCCTACTGAAACAGAAGCACCCGCAGAAACAGAAGCACCAGCAGACGATACGACAACTGCTGATTCGACAGGAATTCGTCCAGAGGTGAAGGATTTTCTTGACAGCTATGAAAGCTTCATGAATGAGTATTGCGATTTCATGGAGAAATATGAGAATTCAGATGATGTTGCATCCATGTTAAATGATTATACTGAATATATGAAAAAATATGCTGATTTCACACAGAAAATGGATGACATGGGAAGTTCAGATTTGAATACTGAAGAACTTAAATATTATCTGGATGTTCAAAACAGAGTAAGCCAGCGATTACTGACTGTATCCGGGAGTTGATGATACATGATGAAGATGATCTCCCTAAAGTGTCCGGAATGTGGTGCTAATATCAGTATCGAAGAAAGACATAAACAGTGTTTTTGTCAATACTGCGGAGCTAAGATTATACTTGATGACGGAAATACCACCCATACATATCATAAAGTGGATGAAGCTAGAATTAAGGAGGCCGAAGTTGATAAATTAATTCGTTTAAAAGAATTGGAAATAGAAAAAGAAGAACGCCAATATCGAAGAAATATTGTCAAGTATAAAGTAATTGCGCTATTTGTTTTAGGGATTGTTGGTACAATTGCGTTTGTGATAGATAACGGCGCAGAAGGTAGAGCCAGTGTTGTAGGTTATACGTGTGTGATAGCTGTGATGGGAATTGTGTTTCAATCAATGCTTACGATGTCTGATAATGGCGATAAACAAAAGAAATGAACATACAAAGAGCTTATATCGAAATGGTATGAGCTCTTTTTATTCGCGAAAAATACATTTCCTCTAACGAAAAGAATAACTTAATTCAAAGGAGGAAATATATTATGATGAACAAAGTTGAGATTACAAAAATATTAGTAGCCATTGAGGTGGTTATCGCATTAGTTATAATTGGATTAATTCTATATTTACGCGATCCACTCCTCGGAATGTGCTATGCAATATCATGTATAATAATAACATCTGAAGTAATATCAAGTCCCCTGTACGAATTACAGGAAGAAGAGGAAGAGCTTTAATGGCTCTTTCTTTTTTTTATCTCGCATATTCCACAGGTCCTTTAATGAAAAGGAGGAATCATCTATGAAGACTTATGAAATTGTTGTTAAGAAAGATCGAAAGTATGGGCTTGAGAAATCTCCATATGTGATGGGGCGTATTATCGGAATCCTCGAAGGGTCCGGAGCGGATGTTATAGAGCAGACGTTTCGAATCAGCGAAGGATCTCCAATGAGAGTCTGCATTACGGCAAATGACGAACAGCTCAACAGAGTTAAGACAGCAATAACTAAAAGTTACCCATTCATGATTGATATTGTAAAATGTTAAATTTTCGAGAGAAGGGTCTTGACTAAAATAGTTGAGACCCTTTCTTTTTTTACGCGAAAGGAGAATACATATGGCAGATATCGAATTCGGTAAAGGCGGGGTACCAGTCAGAATAGTCGCTGAAGTATACGGTAAAGACGCATGTTGGGTCAGAGCAGGTCTTATAACTGGGTATTTACCCATTGGTAGAGCTACCAGAAACGGAAGAGTGATCACTTCCATCGATCAAATGAATAGTAAATTCGGTCGGATCAATTATTATATTTCTCCAAAGAAACTATATGACGATACAGGGTATATTTGGAGAGGAAAGTCTTCAATAAACAAATGAGATACCATTACGACAAGCCAGATCATTACACATCCATGTATGGACAGACTTATATTTGTGATCATCCGGTATACAGTCACTGTACATTATATAAAATCGGAGAAAAGGGTCTGGCTGTTATTCAGCAGCGTTATATTCCGGAAATAAAGTCAACCTATTGGACAGAAATTGATCCATGGCTGGTTGATGCTTTATATTTGCATGAAGGCTTTAAAAAGTTTTTCGATGAACGTTCTGGAGAGTGCGAAGATGGATTATATCCTACCACCAGTATTAGGCAGATTATGTGGGCTTTAAAGATGAAGCCTTTGAAGAGAGAACGGTGGGAAACCTGTTTCGATCGGAGAAATATTTAGCGAAAATTACAATTGCTATTATGACTAAAAATAAAGGAGGTTCTATTATGTGTAAATTTTGCAACTATAGCGAGGGCAATGTAGCTGATGAAGATATTATCAATAAACAAATTAGAATAGGTGAAATTCCTGATGCCTTGAGTATGGAAATCTATGTTAATGAAGATTATGATGGAAAACCATATTTAATCGGGAATTTATTTATTCCATGTGCAGGGGAGAGTATCTTGGAAACATCAACTGAAATAAAATATTGTCCAATGTGCGGAAGAAAACTGTAACTAATTAGTCAAAGATGGGCTTTAGAGAAATCTAGGGCTCTTTCTTTTTTCGCGCAATATACAATTCCTATAACGAGAAAGGAGTGATACATATGACAAAAATTAGAATAGTCGCAGAAATTGACGATGATATATTTGATGAATTGTGCAGTTATCCACAAGACAGAGTAAATATATTAATCGCGGAAGATGCGATAATCCCTAAAGAAGAGTCGCGTATCAACTACGACGAAGAAGAGTCCTGACCAGGGCTCTTTCTTTTTTTCGCGTTGAAAACAGTTCCTCTAATGAAAAGATTACTAATTTCAAAAGGAGGAATCATGTTATGATATTATTTACAATCTTATTAATTACATTGGTAGTATTAGCAATATTGGCGGTTCTTTGTGTAGCGGTTTTAGGTGCTGCCGGAATTGTTGTGTTTGGCGATGTAATCGTATGTGCTGTAATTATAGCATTAATTATCAGGCATTTCATTAGGAAAAGACAGTAATCACAAAGCGGAGTCGGCAACGGCTCTTGCTTTTCGTGCAGATATCAATTCCTTTAATGAAACACAAAATTAAAATATTACGGAGGTATAACTATGGAAATTAAATTGAATTTTTTCGAGAGGATACTCATGAAGCTCGGATATTTACTTTCTGACGCTGGCAGAAAAATACGTGAGAGTGTTTATAAAAAGTATGATAAAGACTTACATTATAGAAATCGTGGTTATAATCCTAAAAAAGGAATTTTGGTTTTAAAAGAAATTCGAAGAAAAGAGTCCTAACGAGGACTCTTTCTTTTATTTTTCGCGCTTTTTACAGCTCCTATAATGAGAAAATTATATTATGAAGGAGGAATTTACTATGAAGAAAGCATTTGAGGATTACAAAGAAATGGTTATTAATCCGCAGTTTAAATGGATCAAAAGACATTGGAAAGGATGGACTTGTATATTCATTATCGCGTATTTATTACCCATATTTGTGATTTATAAAAATTATTTCGTAGATCCAGGTAAAGAAAAATTTTCAAAGGAGGAAGAGGAAAATGACTGATATACTCATTGCGATTGTCGGAGGTATATTTATCTATCTGTTATTAAACAGAGGTAAATGATTCGGTATGATCAAGGGGCCAGCAATGGCCTCTTTCTTTTGTTTTCGCGAAGTATCCATATACTATTACGACAAAATATTCAAAAGGAGGTACTTGATATGAATGTACTTATTAAAAGATTAGCAATCGGTGGTGTTTTGTATGCGGTGGCCGAGACATCGTTCATATTTGGAAAAGGAATTATGCTTGGAATATTGAAAGGATATGATGTATCAGCATTATATGCTACAGAACTATTGAATGAAGATGATGCTAATTGGAAATGTAAACTTATATCCAAGATTTCTGATTTAGAAGAAAGAAATATTAAGTCTAAGAATGAGTCCTAACCAGGGCTCTTTCTTTTTAGTTTCGCGTAAAAATCATTTCCTTTAATGAGAGAAATAGGTAGCTCGATGGTAGAGCGCCGGTTATTCCGGAGATCGCGGGTTCGAATCCCGTTCTATTTCTTTTACTATTTGTTTTCATTCACGCGAAAGGAGAAATCGTATGAACGTAAAAATGACACTCAAGAGAAACTCACCAAAGATCCTGACGATACTCGCTGCGATGGGAACGGTATCTACGGCATTCGCAACGGCGAGAGCCACACCAAAAGCACTGTTACTTATCCGGGAAGCCGAATCTCAGAAAGGCGAAGATTTGACCGCACTTGAAAAAGTTAAAGCAGCTGCAGTGCCTTATATTCCGGTGATTTTACTGGGCTCGGCCACTGTTATGTGCATATTCGGAGCACAGATGTTGAATCGAAGAGCTCAGTCATCCATGGCCAGTGCGTATGCCTTATTGGATCAGAGTTTCAAAGATTATCGCCGAAAACTCAAGGAAATATACGGCGATGAGGCCGATAAGAAAGTCATCGAAGCTTTGGCGGTGGAGAAGTCCAAAACAGTATATATTGAAGCATCATATTTAAGCGGTTCTTGCGATTTATCGTTGGAGGAGAATTCATCTAAACCGGTTCTCTGGTATGATGAATATTCAAAGAGATTCTTTACAGCAAGTCTCGAGCAGGTCCTCATGGCAGAATATCACTTGAATCGAAATTATATTCTCAGAGGTGAAGCAGTTATAAACGAACTGTACGAATTCCTCGGCCTGGAGCCTACTGATTGGGGTGTTGAAGCCGGATGGGCTCCGATGGATGAAGGAATGTTCTGGATTGAATTCAACCACATTCCGGCAAAACTTGACGATGGTTCCGTATTTTATATTATCGAAATGCCGTTCGAACCGGTCCTTAATTATGACGAGTATTACTGACTCGCGAGAATCCCAGGGACTTTAACGGAAAGGAGGTATACTCATGAAAGCCAAATATGATTTAATCAAAATGGCTGGTTGGATCGCAGTAGCTATCGGTGGATTAGCCGCTAGTTGGGCTACAGATAAACAGTCAAAAGAGGAAATCGATAAAAAACTTGAACAGTATATTACCGAGAAAACAGATAAGGAGTCCTGAGGGGCTTCTTATTTTTGTTTTATACAAGTTATGTTCATTTGAAAGGAGACACTATGAACAAATCTGTAACAAAATTTATTAAAACAGTGAAACGTGGGTTCGGAAAACGCAGTCCGGAAATTTTACTTGGAATAGGAATCGCAAGTGGAATCACCACAACAATCTTGGCAGTTAAAGCTACCCCGAAAGCATTACAGCTCATTGAGGACGCCAAATTCGAAAAGGCAACTACATGGAATGAGGAGCATCAGGATGCTCATGTAAGGGCCGTATCTGAAAAATTAACCAAACCTGAAATCGTAAAAATTGTTTGGAAATGTTATATTCCGGCAGCTATCAGCGGTGCTGCGTCTATCGCCTGTTTACTCGGCTCTCATTCGGTAAATGCAAAGAGAAACGCTGCATTGGCTACTGCCTATAAATTGTCCGAAACAGCTCTGAATGAATACCGAGAGAAAGTCGTAGAGGAGATTGGAGAGGAGAAAGAAAAAGTTATTCGTGATAAGGTCGCTCAGAAACATCTGGATGAGAAACCTGTATCCAAAAGCGAAGTAATTGTCACCGGAACTGGTAAACAGCTTTGCTATGACGGTATTTCCGGACGATATTTTGAGTCAGATATTCAGACAATTCGTGCTGCGGTCAATAAGATCAATGAAACCATGGTATATGAGATGTATGCAGCATTAAATGATTTCTACAACGAAATAGGTCTGAGTAATACGGACATGGGGGACGAACTTGGCTGGAACATTGATGATGGTTTACTTGAGATAAGCTACGGAGCGATGGTAGCAAATGATGGTCGACCGTGTATTACTCTTGAGTATCATGTTGCTCCAAGATATGATTTCGCCAAGCTTATGTAGACTCGCGAAAAATACATATTGTTTAATGAAAAGAATATAAAAATCTGAAAGGAGATTATTAAGATGAAAGAAATTAAAGCAGAAGAGGTTAAAGAAGTTGAGGTAACTACAGAGGAGAATACGGAGACAGAAGTAGCCACTGAAGAAGTTAAGGAATCTAAACTGAAAGCTTTTGGAACGAAAGCGAAGGAAGGATTACAAAAACACGGAAAGAACATTGCGAAAGGCGCAGTGATTGGACTGGGTTTGGTAGCCGCCTTTATGATCGGATCAAGAGCTGGAAGCGGAGAGGACGATTCAGATGTGGTAGCTGATTCCGATTATGTAGAAGTCGACGAAACTGAATCTGATGAAGCATCAGAAGAATAAGATTTATATTCCGGCAGGGGAGTACCTATAACAAGGTATTCCTCTTTTTCTTTTATTCGAAAGGAGTGTATCATGCCTAAATTTACTTATAAAGGTCCGGTCATGGAATTTAACACTCTTCTTGCTGATAGTTGGGAGGGAGAGACAGTGGCTCCTTCCGAAAAGAAAGCGAGAAGTAATTTAACATATCAATTTAAGAAAAGAAATAACCGTATTGCGGGAACACGCATAACGTTACCCGGAAAAATTATGATGGTTGATTAAGAGAGGAGAACTCATGGAAGATTACAGATCAAATTCCCATAAAGCAAAAGCTGAAGCCAAAGAAGCTGCTGAGAAAAAAGTAGACAAGGTCGTTACCGGCAACGTCAAGAGAAAAAAGAAGAGTGAGGTAAGCAAATTCAAAGACGTATTTATTTCGGAAGACGTATCTAATGTCAAATCTTATATTTTTCTTGACGTGCTGGTACCAGCAATCAAAAAAGCTGTCTCAGATATCGTGAAAGACGGAGTCGATATGATGTTATATGGAGACAAACGAAGTGGCAGTCGCGGTTCATCCAGTTATGTGTCATATAGATCATATTCCGATAACACGAGTCGTAACTCAAGAAGGTCGGTAAGGGCCAGCTACGATTTTGACGATGTTGTGTTCGATACCCGAGGTGAGGCTGATGAAGTATTATCCAGCATGGATGAATTAATGGATAGATACGGAGTTGTCAGCGTTGCTGATATGTACGATTTATGCGGCATGACATGCAACTATACAGATAATAAATACGGTTGGAAGAGTCTTGCCAGAGCTGATATTTCAAGAGTTCGGGACGGTTACATGATCAAACTTCCAAAAGCAGAACCGATTTAAGGAGGATTCATGGAAGATCCAAAAGAGATTATTTTAAAAACTGAATATAGTAATAGATTCGATGAAGTCCGAAAGAATCTTGTGGTGCAGTCATATTTCAAATATGGAAAAGCCTCAAGAAATTTCGTATCAGGATATGTCGATGCGATCGGATCACTTAAAAAATGTATTCAGAAATTTGAAGAAACAGGTAACTTAGAGTATCTGGCAGATGCTGCAAACTATTGTATGTTCAGATATATGTATCCGCAGGGAGAAGAATATTTTATGCATACGGATTCCGATGAGTCTGCCGGAATCGATGGTATGTCAGTAAAAGAAATCGAAGAGTTTAAAAAGGAGAACGAATAATGAAAAAATTAGCATTTATGAACACTATTTCCAGATCAGCACACAGAATGGCATTTAAACTGCAGAAACACAGTCCGGAAATCCTTGTGGTGGCCGGGGTAATCGGTGTGGTAGCAAGTGCTGTAATGGCTTGCAAGGCTACCACCAAACTTGGTGATATCCTGGATGATTCCAGAGATAAGATTGATTCCATTCATGACGTGATCGAAAATCCGGATAAAGTTGATGAGGAGTATACTCCGGAAGACGGCAATAAGGATCTTGCTATTGTATACACTCAGACAGCCCTGAAAGTTGCAAAAGTTTATGCACCGGCGGTTATTCTCGGAGGATTATCTATCACGGCTATTCTCACATCCAACAATATTCTCAGAAAGAGGAACATCGCACTGGCTGCAGCATATACAGCAGTTGACAAAAGCTTCAAAGAATATCGCGGAAGAGTTGTGGAGAGATTCGGAAAAGAGCTGGATAAAGAGCTCCGTTATAACATCAAAGCTAAAGAGGTAGAAGAGACAGTTACTGACGAGAAAGGAAAGGAAAAGACCGTAAAGAAAACAGTTGATGTAGTAGATCCGAATGCCGTCAGTGAATTTGCAAAATTCTTTGATGATGGATGTATTGGATGGACTAAAGATCCGGAACTCAATCTGATTTTCTTACGTCAGCAGGAAGCAGCCGCAACCAAGAGACTTGAGGATCGTGGCCATCTATTTCTGAATGAAGTATACGATATGCTCGGAATTCAGCACACAAAAGCAGGTCAGATCGTTGGCTGGATTTATGATAAAGAGAATCCGGTAGGCGACAACTATGTTGATTTCGGTATTTACGACACAAACAAAGAAGCAAACCGTAATTTTGTAAACGGATACGAGAGAACGATCCTGCTTGATTTCAATGTTGATGGAAATATCCTTGATCTGATGTGAATGACAGGACTCAATAGCATTGGTTCTGGGAATACCTGTAGGGATATTTATGATCGCGTTTGGTGAAAGGAGAAATCATGACAGGTAGAGAACTTATCATATTTGTTATGGAAAATCATTTGGAAGATGTGACCATATTTGACGGCAACATGCTCCCAGGTCTCATGACTTTGGAAGAGGCTGCTGTCAAATGGCATAGCGGTAGAAATACCTTAAAAGCTCTTTTTGAAATGGGGAAATTACCAGGTGTGGTGATTGATGAAAAGATCTATATCCATGAAAACACAAAAAATCCGTTCCGAAAGGATGAGGACCATGATAAATAAAATTCTTATATTCGCTGCTGGAGTCGTTATTGGCTCCGCAGTGACATGGAAATGTATAAAAGATAAATACAAAAAGCTGGCCGATGAAGAAATCGCATCGGTGAAAGAAGTATGGCGCAAAAAACAGTTGACTGTTGAAGATGTCGCTGAAGCATGTGTTAATGAGGGTGTAAATGTTGATATTACATTACAGCCAAAACCGTCGAATACTGGTTTTAAAGACTACAGATCAATGAAAAATATTATTACGGAAAATAATTATGCTGATGAAAAAGAGGAGGATTATATGGATAAATATGTTATTTCACCGGATGAGTATGGTGAAAGCGAACTTCCATCTGAGAGCCTTACATATTGGGCGGATGGAGTTGTTACTGATGAAGCGGACTGTGTTATGGATGACGATGATATCGAAGAGACCATTGGGAAAGAAGCTCTGAACCATTTCGGAGAATATGAGGATGATTCGGTGTTTGTCAGAAATGAGACTCTGGATAAGGAGTATGAAATCCTTCTGGATACTCGACGATTCCGTGACGTATATCCTACGAGATAGGAGTATGAATGAATAAGAATTATATTATCAATAAGTATTTTGAATGGATGTCAGAAATCATCTGTGGGAAAAGATTCACCGGAAAGGTAACTTACCGAAAGTTATTGTCTTGTTTGCACATGATTCCGTTTAGATGTGTAATGCGGAGTGACGAGAACCGGGCTGCGGACGGAGTGGATCTCAGATGGAGATTTGCTGTAGATATTGGAATGGAAGATCGGAATGCCTGGGTTCGAGATTGTCTTGAAGGACCGTGCAGCGTTTTGGAAATGATGGTTGCTTTGTCAATACGAACAGAAGAAACCATCATGGATAATCCGGCGCTTGGTGACCGAACGGGTCAATGGTTCTGGGGGATGATTACGAACATGGGGCTCGGTGCCATGGATGATAAGCATTTTGATAAAAAGACTGCCGAAAATATAGTGAATTCATTCATGGACAGGCAGTATGAGGCCAATGGTGAGGGTGGCTTATTCACGATTCGAAACGTTGGCGTAGATCTTACAAAAGTGGACATTTGGACACAATTATGCTGGTATCTCGACAGCATATCTTAAATCTTGAAAGGAGAAACATAGTGTAATGATTGATTTCATGAAGATTTCGACGCGCCAAATAAAGAAGGGTGTCACCGAGATATTCCCTAAATTTGTTCTGAAGAAATCGTCGGATCTCATGATACGAGGCGGCGATTTTTATGCTGTTTGGAATGAAGACACCGGTCTCTGGTCCACCGATGAAGAAGATGTGATCAATATGGTCGATGCTGCGTTATATGAATACACAAAAGAGCAGGAAGAGCACGCCGTTGATGAACTTCATACCAAATATATGTGGGATTCGAATTCAGGTTCTATAGATGCATGGCACAAATATTGTCAGAAACAGATGCGGGATAATTATCACCCGCTTGATGAGAAGATTATATTTGGTGACGCTAAGACCACTAAAAAAGATTATGCCAGTAAGATGTTAAGCTATCCGTTGAAAGAGTGTGATATTCCCGGGTATGAAAAGCTGATGACTACTTTATATTCTCCAGAAGAGCGACGTAAAATCGAATGGGCAATTGGATCGGTTATTGAAGGGGATTCAAAACATATTCAGAAATTCATGGTGCTGTATGGATCAGCAGGTACTGGTAAATCCACTGTTTTAAATATTATACAGCAGTTATTCGAGGGTTATTATTCGGTTTTTGACGCCAAGGCATTAGGATCGGCTAATAACTCTTTTGCATTGGAAGCATTTAAAACAAATCCATTGGTAGCAATCCAGCATGACGGCGACTTGTCACGAATTGAAGATAACACCAGATTAAACAGTCTTGTGTCACATGAGCTTATGACAGTGAATGAGAAGTTTAAATCTACTTATGCGAATAAGTTCAATGCTTTCTTATTTATGGGAACCAATAAGCCGGTAAAGATTACGGACAGTAAATCTGGTTTACTCCGAAGATTGATCGATGTTACTCCGTCCGGAAATAAACTGAATCAGAGGGAATATTCGGATTGTATGGCTAAAATTCCTTTTGAGCTTCCAGGAATTGCCTATCACTGCCATCAGGTATATTTGGCTGATAAAAATGCTTATGATTCTTATGTCCCAACACTGATGATGGGAGCCACAAATGATTTTTATAATTTCATGATTGATTCATTCAGTGTGTTCAAAAAGAATGATGGAACAACTCTTAAAGCCGCATGGGAGATGTATAAGGTATATTGTGATGAAACTAAGGTACCTTATCCATATTCTCAGAGAATATTTAAGGAAGAACTTCGGAATTATTTCTGGAATTTCGATGAGGAGTTTGATAGCGAATCTCAGGCACGGAATGTATATTCAGGATTTCGTCTTGATAAATTTGAGAAAGATATGAGGGGTGAGAAGAAAGATGATGGAGCGAAGAAGAAAGGCACTATTGAATTTATGGAGGGAATATCTTCGGAATTCGACATCCTTGCAGGAGATTATTTGGCTCAATACGCCAATGAAAAAGAAACCCCAACCAAACCATGGGACACTGTTACCACGAGGTTACACGACATCGATGTTCATAAATTACATTATGTCAAGGTTCCAGAGAATCATATAGTCATTGATTTTGATATTAAGGATGAGTCCGGTAACAAGTCATTCGAGAAGAACCAGGCGGCAGCAAGCAAATGGCCGGCTACATATGCTGAGTTAAGTAAAAGTGGCGCAGGGATTCATCTTCATTATATTTATGATGGAGATCCAACACTACTCAACCGTCTTTACGACAAAGACATTGAAATAAAAGTATTCACAGGAAAAAGTTCACTCAGAAGAAAGCTTACAAAATGCAATGATTTACCTATTGCACATATTAGCTCAGGACTTCCTTTGAAGGAGGGAGGAAAAAAAGTGATAAATATTGAAGGATTTAAAAACGAACAGAGTCTCAGAACTACCATAAAGAGAAATCTCGAAAAAGAATATCATCACGACACTCGAAGCAGTGTTGATTTTATCAATAAGCTTCTCAATGATGCTTATGCCAGTGACAAAGCTTATGATGTCTCAGATATGAGAAATGCGGTATATTCTTTTGCAGCCCAGAGCACCAATCAGGCTGATTATTGTTTAAGGCTTGTGAGTAAAATGAAATTCAAATCTGAAGAACCGGCGGTAGCACTCACGAACGATGAGAAGCCGCTGGTTTTTTATGATTGTGAGGTATTTCCTAACTTGTTCCTGGTTAACTGGAAAGTCCAGGGAGAGGGGAAACCTATTGTAAGGTTGATAAATCCACGGCCGCAGGATATCGAGGAACTTATTAAATTTAGGTTAGTTGGATTTAACTGTCGGAGATACGATAATCATATGTTGTATGCCTGTATGATGGGGTATACGAACGAACAGCTTTATGATTTGTCTCAGAAAATTATCAATACGAAAAAAGGCGACAGTCGAAAAGTATTATTCGGTGAGGCATATAACATTTCATATACCGATATTTATGATTTCGCTTCTGCAGGCAATAAAAAGAGTTTGAAAAAGCTTGAAATTGAGATGGGCATCCATCATCAGGAGCTCGGTCTTCCGTGGGACAAGCCGGTGCCTAAAGAGTTATGGCAGAAAGTAGCGGAGTATTGCGATAATGATGTCTTGGCGACTGAAGCGGCATGGGATTATCTGAAGAGTGATTTTATTGCAAGGGAGATTTTGGCGGATCTGGCTGGGCTGACTGTAAATGACACCACCAATACTCTGACTCAAAGATTTATCTTTGGTAATAATAAGCATCCTCAGAACGAGTTTCAGTATCGTAACTTGGCAGAGCCTGTACATGAGTTAGATCCAGAAGTGAAAGCCTTCCTTGAGAAATCCTGTAGGGAAATGATGGCCGAACCTCATGGAGAAGCTTGCAGCTTATTGCCATATTTTCCAGGTTACAAATATGAGAATGGCATTTCTACATATCGTGGGGAAGAAGTTGGTGAAGGCGGTTATGTATACGCTGAACCAGGCATGTATGGAAATGTGGCATTGCTGGATATCGCTTCAATGCACCCGCACAGCACCATTGCTGAGTGTCTGTTTGGAGTCAGATACACAACAGCATATAGAGAAATTGTCGAGGGACGTGTATCCATCAAACACGAGGCTTGGGATATCGTCAACGGTATGCTTGGTGGTAAGCTTACAAAACATATCGAGAGGGTTAAGAATGGCGAGTTGACATCCAAAGATCTTGCTAATGCACTCAAGACTGCAATTAACTCTGTATACGGTCTTACATCAGCCAACTTCGATAATCCATTCAGGGATATTCGTAACAAAGACAATATCGTTGCCAAACGTGGCGCACTGTTTATGGTGGATCTCAAGCATGAGGTACAGAAACGCGGGTTCACTGTCGCTCATATTAAGACGGATTCCATTAAGATTCCGGATGCTACACCAGAAATTATCAAATTTGTTATGGACTTTGGTAAGCGATATGGTTACACATTTGAGCATGAGGCTACTTACGACAGAATGTGTCTCGTAAACAATGCGGTTTATATTGCCAAGTATAAAGACCCAGATGAATGTGTGGCTATGTACGGATATGCTCCAGGAGATAATAAGAAGCATAAGAATAACCCATGGACGGCTACCGGTAAGCAGTTTGCGGTTCCTTATGTATTCAAGACTTGCTTCAGTAGGGAACCTGTGACGATCAACGACATGCGAGAAACTTTCTCAGTGAAGTCAGCTTTATATTTGGATATGAATGAGAAGTTACCAGATGTATCTGAATATGAGAAGAAACTTGAGAAGCTGGAATCCGACTATAAGAAAGGAAAAATTCTGGATACGACTTTTGAACCAGAGGCAATGGCTTTACAGGAAGAGATTAGTAAGGGTCATAATCTGAAATTTGTTGGAAAAGTTGGGGAATTCTGTCCGGTTAAACCTGGCAAAGGTGGCGGAGTTCTCGTCAGAGAGCAGAACGGTAAATTCTATGCAGCCACCGGAACAACCGGATTCAGATGGCTCGAAGCTGAAATGTTGTTGAAGAAATCCGAAGGAATGGTGACAGTTATCGATCCGGATACTGGGAAAGAGAAAAAGGTATCTGGGGCAGAACTGATCACTGGTAATGATGGCATTATCGACCGATCATATTATGACAAACTTGTTAATGATGCCATTGAATCTATTTCTAAATACGGTGATTATGAATGGTTTATATCGGAAGATCCGTATATTCCTAAAGAAAAACCATTGCCGGATTTCATGAATATTCCGGAGGACGCTGGTGAAGAAGTAGAGTTACCGTGGAATTGATATTCGCGGAGAAATCCTTTCCTATTATGAAAGGAGTGATTTCATGAAGCATTATTTAAAATCCAAAGATGGTGAGATTAAATACACAGTGGACATGTATTGTGAACATCCGAATATGAAAAACAATAACACGGAAAGTGTTGGGTGTAACGGTGCTTGCAGTGAATGTAAATATGGTATGGCGACCTTATCACTCAAGGATTTCTACGAAATAATGAAGTACGCGAAAATCGGCTTCATTCAATAAGTAAACTGAGAGTCTTGGCTAGAAATAGCTGAGGCTCTTTGTTTTATACAAAATTATATTTATTTAAAGGAGATTAAAAGAATTATGGAACTGACATTTGCACCAAGAGACATTTTACAGATTAACGACGCAAGAATCATTTACAGAAACCTCAGAGGAGAGGGAAGCAAATTCAATCGTGAGGGGGACCGCAACTTCGCAGTGGTTATTCCAAACCAGGAGCTTGCTGATGAACTCATTGATCGTGGCTGGAATGTGAAAATCAAAGAACCGAGAGACGAAGGTGAAGAGCCATTCAGATATCTTCCGGTTAAAGTGAAATTCAATGATCGTGGACCACAGGTATATTTAGTATCCGGTAATGCACATAGAGAACTGAGCGAGGATATGGTATCCATCGTGGATGAGATTGATATTCGCTCCGTCAATCTGGATGTAAGACCGTATGACTGGGAAGTCAATGGTAAAACTGGTCGTACCGCATATCTGCAGTCTATGGAGGTCATTCAGGAGATCGACAGATTTGCAGCAAGATATGCTGAGGAAGAAAGCCCAGAGGAGTAAATTACAGTAGGAGGAATGGGATTATGAATTTCGGTCAGGCACTTGAGAAAGTGAAAAATGGAGAAAAGATTTTCCGACATGGATGGAATGGTAAAGGAATGTTTGTCGTGTATCAGAAGGGGTATCCAAACGGAATCCCATGTAATATGCAGACTGCAAAAGCTTGGGGGCTTAACGAAGGAGATTTGTTTAAATGTGAACCATATCTGCAGATCAAAATGACTAATGGTAGCCATGCGATGTGGGTTCCAAGTATCAATGATATTCTCGCTGAGGATTGGGACTATATTCACTGATTAGAGGAGTGATATTTATGAGTGACGGAGCAAAAATTGTTATAGCCGGAATCATGGCTTATACAATATATAGAGTCGCAGGAAAGTGTACGGACGCCAGGATCGCGATAGCCGCGATGAAATGTGGCGTCACTATGAAATTGGAAGAAAAGGAGAAATGATTATGAATACTTATTGTGATTTATGTGCAAATAAAGACCATAAGGAAACGTGCAGAACTTGTGTTAGTGGTATCCTTCGCACGACAACAGACGGAGCTGTATATAGTTTGCCGTCGAATTACTCACGTGTTTTTAAGCCGATAGTGCCTTCTCTCGATGCTGATGCTTTGAAAGCTACGATCAACAAACGATTCGGGACGGGTCTTGCGGTATCACCATATCAGAAAGCTATGTCCAAAATCAAAAACGTCATCTTCAATGGTCCGGCTACAATTGTATTCTGGAACGACGGTACCAAGACCGTTGTAAAATGCGGTAAGGACGACACATTTGATCCGGAGAAAGGTCTGGCTATGGCGATTTCTAAATACTTCTTTGATAATGCTGGATATTTCAATGATGTATTTAAGAAGTGGATTCCTAAGAAAGGAGAAAGCGATGAAAAAGACCAGTGATTCATTAGTTATAGGTTTTGATTCATCGGCGGGTAAAGACGGCACAGTTTTAATCGTGGGGCGTAAAAAACCCCGCGAAGCCGTCGATGTTATAAATGCTTTCGATGGAGAAGAAGCTCTTGAACTTTATAAAAAGTTGATTACACCAAAGGCGAAAAATTAGTAAAGATTTTCTCAGGGTTATCAGAAAGACGCTGCGGATAAAATGAAAAGAGGTAAAGAATATGAACACACGAAAAATTAAAGTTAAATTAGTGGATAGACCTGCAACGTTATTATGTTCATTTTTTGGAACATTACTTGGTAAACGACGTGCTGATCGTGACGGTAAAAATATTTGGGGATTTATGCTTAGATATACCGATAAAGTGTACGCTATGGTTCGAAAAAAATATAGAATATCTGACGAGTGGCTTATACTGGTTTCCCCTAGATATATCATCGCGGATAGATGGTGAATCGAGTAATGACAGATTTCTTACGTAATTATCAAATGGCAGCTGTGCATAAAATGAAAAACGGCTGTATTCTCAACGGAGGGACTGGTTCTGGTAAATCTAGGACCGGTCTCTATTATTATTTCAAAGAGAATGGTGGCAGCTTCCTTAATCAAGAATTTATTCCGATGAAAAATCCTCAGAATCTTTACATCATTACAACGGCAATGAAACGAGATTCTCATGAATGGGATGGTGAACTGGCGAATTATAGAATATCTACAAACCCAGATAAAAATGAATTATATCCAGGACAGACAGTAGTAGTTGACTCTTGGAATAATATAAAGAAGTATATAGAAATAAAAGATGCGTTCTTTATATTTGATGAGGATAGAGTTACAGGATCTGGTGAATGGGTAAAATCGTTTCAGAAAATCGCTAAAAACAACGACTGGATTATATTATCGGCAACTCCTGGCGATTGCTGGGCGGATTATATTCCGGTATTTGTGGCGAATGGCTTTTATAAAAATAAAACGGAATTTTGTAGAGAGCATGTGGTATATTCCAGATTTACCAAATATCCTCAGATAGACAGATATTTGAATGTAGGTAGACTAGTTAGACTGAGAAACAGAATACTGGTTGATATGGATTTTCAACGAACTACGGTACAGCATCATATGGATGTATATGCGACTTATGATATTCCTAAATACAAAGATGCTATAAGAAATCGTTGGGACCCATTTAAAAACGAGCCTATTCAGCAGGCATCTGGTCTTTGCTATGTTCTCAGAAGGATTGTAAATACGGATGAGTCAAGGGTTGTAGCTCTTATGGAGATATTAGAAAAAACTCCAAGGGCTATTATATTTTACAATTTTGACTATGAAAGAGAAATATTATTGCATCTGTTTAGCGATGATGAATATATAGGTTACGAAGTAGCTGAATGGTCCGGACATGCTCATCAACCGGTACCATATGCAGATAGATGGATATATTTGGTTCAGTACACTGCTGGATGTGAGGGGTGGAACTGCATTAGTACAGATACTATCATATTCTTCTCTCAAAATTATAGCTATAAAGTTACTGAGCAGGCGTGTGGACGAATAGACCGATTGAATACTCCATATCGCAATTTATATTTTTATCACATAAAGAGCAGATCCGGAATAGATATGGCAATTACCAAAGCCTTAAATAAGAAGAAAAAATTCAACGAAAGGAAGTTTGCGAAATGGGAGTGAAACTTGATCCAAATAAATTACACGCGATAATCATTAGAACCGCAGCGGAAAATCATTTACCGCTTAATTATGATACGTTCAATGCTATTTGTAAAGGATATGAGACTGGATATACACAGGCCTGCGATGATGCAATAAAAATGATGGACGAGAAAGGACTTCTACCACAGAATGGAGACAAATGAATTCAAAGGTACTGTTATAGGTATTCCTAAAATTAAAAATGGTTCGCGGATCAGAATTGGCGGAGTCAGAACCTTGAATATTGACGTAGATCATCACTTCAACTGGTTTCAGAAGAGAATGATTAAATGGTGCTTCGGTTTTACCGTGGAGGATTACAGTGAGGAATAACGCGAAAATCACAACTCCTTTAATGAAAAGGAGGAATGGTGTTATGACAGATTATGAATATTTATTTAGCACGAACTTACATGCGAAACTTAAGGAAAGAATCCAGGGAGGTATATTTGTAAAAGTCAACGAAAACGACAGTCTGGTTATTAAGATCACAAGACGTGATGAAAATAATTTCGATATGTCTTTTACAGATTTTTCAAATAGAATGCTGAATGGATTTTCTACAGATTACGCTGCTTATGAGGTAACTAAGAAATATCAGAAATTTGTAATGAAACAATTTTTCAAATGAGTTAAAGGGCTCGGTGGAAACATCGGGTCTTTTATTTTTTATGAATAAGGAGAGATTCAAATGATTATCAATGGTGTCGAAACGGAAATGAATAAGTGCATAAAGAACTACGTATATCTTGTTGGCGATAGAACAAGATTAGTATATTACTTTGACGATGATGAAAAACTCAATCGTATTCCGGAATGGAAGGCTGTGGATCTTTTGAAAAAGGGAGCGTTAACCGGAATGAGAAGAGAGCAATATTCCGCTAACACATATCTGTGGTATCCAACAGTTCAGTTAGACGAAATTGAAAAAGCTGCCATATTGACTTCACTAATTCCTTGTGGTTTTAAAAGAATTAAGCAAAAAATAGCTTACGGGAGAAAAACAGGATCTGTGCGTCTTCCAAACAAAGCATACGAAAAAGCATGGAACCCTCACAATAGAGAAGGTCGATTGTTGAATGACGGATTTGATTTGGAACGTTTTGTAACGAAAATAGACCTTCCGATAATGGAACGGGATGTCGATAATTATAATACTAAAACTTTCGATTTCGTAAGGTTACATATGTACACATTAACTTATGCAGAGAATCCTATGGATACCATTAAGAAATACCGAAAAAATATTTTGGCAATGGCTTTAGATAAAATTGATCAATCTAAAAAATTCAAAAGATATGGGGTGCCGATTAATTTTTTGAGACTTGATAAGTTCACTTATTGTAAAAGTCAAAAAATGATCGAATTATTATTCGTACTCAAACCAATAGGAGGTGGTTTGATTGAACTATCATAACATAACCACTGATGACATGCGGAACGGCGATGGGTTACGGACAGTGCTCTGGGTGGCCGGATGCGGTCATCATTGTAAAGGGTGTCAAAACCCTGTGACTTGGAATCCAGATGACGGATTGATATTCGACGTGGAGGCTGAGCAGGAATTATATAGCAAAGTAAATAAGTCTTATATCAGCGGTGTCACTTTTTCTGGAGGAGATCCTTTACATCCAGAGAATAGAGACACCATTTTTCATTTGGCGAAATACATCAAGAAATATATGCCAGGTAAGACTGTTTGGTTGTATACCGGATATTTATGGGAGGAAATTCGAGATCTGCCCGGTATGAAGTGGATTGATATTTTGGTGGATGGAGAATTTGTAGAGGAGCTTGCTGATGTCAATTATCCCTGGGCCGGTAGTACGAATCAGAGAGTGATTGCTGTGCAGGAGAGTTTGAGAACGGGGAAAGTTATTTTGAAAGGAGAATGAAATGAATGGACTAATTGGTGTATTTATCATAATTACCTGTGTCGTGTTTGGACTGGTGTGGTTATTCAGCTCCGATCCGGATTTGCCAATGACACGTGCGGATAAAATATTCATGTTTTTAAGTTTTGAAGCGATTGCCTGTGGATTGATTTCTGGCGTTTATATTTTAGTAGGAGGCGCAAATGGAATACATATATAAAGAAGTAAATTTCTCAAAGTATTGCCCGTTATGTGAATATGCGGATTTATACGAAGAGAAAGATCCCTGTAATGAATGTTTGGGGATTCCGATGAATGAGCACTCGGAGAAACCGGTTAACTATAAGCCGGATGAAAAGAAACTTAAAAAAGCAGAAAAGGAGAAAGCGAAATGAAAGTAAAAATTTTTAGAAGTGATGGAGATTCAGTGGCACTGGCGAAAGCTGTAAATGAGTTTATTAAGGATAAAGATGTAGTTGATATTAAATACACGACAACCTTCGTCGTTAATAAATACGGTGACTTTGGAGTTCCGGAAAGCGGTATATTCATTGATCGGGCTATGGTTATGTGGGAACCGGAAGTAAATGTTTTGTATGCTGACAATAAAGAGGTCGGCGTTGTTGAAGGAGAATAGACATGGTTAAATGGCTATTTATATTTTTAGGGGCAGTTGTTCTAACAGCTGTCCTTATTTTAATTGGTTTAATGGTTGCTATGGTGGAAGAGATTTGTAGAAAAGGAGTAATTGATGAAATGAGATGGAGAGATCCTAATCCGGGAAGAGACGAAAAAAGCGTTGAACATGGTAAAGAAATCAAAAGAGATTTCATGAGTAGACCCGAACTGAGAAATAGAGAAGCAGAGAAATGGTTTAGAAGAAAACCTTATGGAAAGGATAAATAATTATGACAGGAAATGAGTATCAGAAGCTAGCAGCTAGAACTATCAACAAGGGTTTAACATTCGAAGAACAGAAGATTCACGCTCTACACGGTATGGTTGGCGAAATTGGAGAAATCCATTCAATCTATCAGAAAATATATCAAGGACATGCGTTTGAAGTTGACCATGTAAAGAAAGAGTTTGGGGATCTTCTCTGGTTTATCGCAGAGTATTGTACGGCTAAAGGTTGGTCGTTGGATGATATCATGCGGATGAACATCGATAAGCTTAAAGCCAGATATCCGGAAGGTTTTGAAGCAGACAAGAGTTTATATAGAGCGGAAGGGGATATTTGAGATGATTAAATGTAAAGATTGCAGGTTTGGCGGTCTTAAAGTTTTACTGGATAACGAATCAGCGCCTTGCCTCCGATTAGATGACGAAGAGTGCCCGAATTATAATGAAGAAACTGGTGAAATCGAAATGCTGAGAGAAGGGAAGAATAAATGATGTATGAGAATAAGAATTTCATCAGTGAGGTATCTACGAAAGTGATTGAAACAAGGGATGAATTTATATTTCAGACAATATCGTCGTGGATTGTAAATAATCACCAGATAACCGTAAGCAAGGAGACATTATCTAAAGCTGTTGCGCTTATAAAAATGATGGAAGATCGCGGAGTTGATATTTGCGAAATTACTGTCAACGCGAAGATTTTACATGATGAGTACATGCGTGGATACAGAAAAGGTTATCAAGAGGGTCGCGATGTGATAGTTGGAACCTTTGATGATAAGATGAAAGAGCTTAAAAACGAAATTGCGGAGGAAGCGATTAGATAAGGAAAAATAATGGGTGATAAATTCAAACTGGTGCTAAAAATCGAAGAGGTTATGACTACAAAATTCTTTGACGGAAAATCCATGGAAGATATTTTGGATGATATAACGGATCTGGAGTATTAGTCTATTTTGGTGGTAAGAGTGATTGAATAAGTTCGCGAAAAATACAGTTCATTTAATGAAAGGAGTAATATTATATGGCTAAAGACTATATTGTTAAAACGACTAAATACGGAAGAGATTGGAAAAAAATTGGTGAGGGTATTGATTTTTTAGAAGATGATCAGTTATATCGACTAGAATTTCACGCAAGAGGATTGATCCAATATATCCGTGCAAAAAGGGCGTTTAAACGAAATGAGAGATTCGAATTTTACACTTATTAAAAGTGGGGACTCAGCGTAGAAATTACGTTGGGTCTTTTCTTTTATATTCCATCACATTTATAGAAAAGAGGATTTTAAAATGATCAAATTAGAAAATGTAGTTCTGGCAAGTCCAGAACAAATGGAGTTTATTATTCAGGGAATGAGAAATCCGATGAATTCGTGGGGGAGGAGTGATAGTACATTCATAGAAGAAGGTGAGTATTATGATATTCTTGGAAATTCTGGTCCGGCGGTCGGAGAAGAAAATCGATCTGAACTAGGTCCTGATGATCTTTCTCTTATGCAGCGCTTATCCAATGCTGGTACAGAACACCGTAAGTATTTAAGAATGATGCCAGTGTATGTGAGGATTACGGCGCCGTTGTATTGGTGGAAAGAGTTTGATACTTATAAAGTTGGTACTGTCGCGAACTCTTGCAGTACGATGCACAAGATTGCGGAGAAAGAGTTTACTTTGGGGGATTTTTCACACGAACATATGGATATTGCTTCTGAAGCATGCCTTGAAACAACTATTGGGTATTTGAATCTTTTCAGACAGAGCTTTTTAGAGAATTATTACAAGGATATTTGGTGGCAGATGATTCAGCTTCTTCCAAGCAGCTATAACCAGACTCGTAATGTTATGCTGAATTATGAAGTTCTGGCAAATATTTACAGACAGCGAAAGAATCATAAGCTGGATGAGTGGCGAGAGTTTTGTAAGTGGATCGAGAGTCTTCCATATAAGGAGTTGATTACGGGGGTAGAGGAATGTCAGACATTATAAGCTTCGGAAGATTGTTGTCCTTATGCTGTATTGTAGCATTTTATATATCAGGGTGGATGATAACAGTCGACTGTTTGAAAAACTATGACGATTTTTTGCCTGCTAGAATAATAGCAGGTGTATACATTATTGGTCACAGTATAGCTTTAATACTGTATATGGTTTTGTCATGGATTGTGTAGGGGGAATTGATATGTTAACAGTATTTTTTTTTAGGAAAGGAGAGGCAGGACAATGGAAGACAACAAAGTAACCGTAAAAGAAGCTCTTGATAAACTGTATGATTTATCATGGATGGTTGGGTCTACGGCGATGGAATATTTAACCGATAAAGATGGCGAAAAAATAAGAGATTATATTGGGGTAATCGAAGATCGAATTAATGATTTGGAGAAGGAACTGTCCGAATTTAAAAAGTATTTTGAACCATACGATATTGACGAGGAGACTGCTGAAGCCATTATCAGATCAAAGTGCCCCAATATAGATTCGGCCAAAGATTACATTCAGTCCAGACTTGCCGAAGATGATCCTATGAATTTTAGTGTTGGAAAAATTGTTCACGATCTCATTGCTAAAGAACTTACTGAAGACGTTAAGAAACAGATTTTAGAGGAGGATTCGAAATGATATTTTCGTTAAAACTATGGTTAGCAGTATTTATATTCATCGATCTGTTCTCAGCATGGTGGTATGCAAAAGGTCGAGACATCTGTAAAGTTGTTATATTCTGTACAGCTGCTATATGCGGCATGTTGAGTCTTTGTAGATAAGGAGAGAATCAAAATGTTTGCTTTGGTATTCGGAGTGTTATTTGCGGTGTCGTTTTTAGGATTTGCGATAACCTCCAGGAGTAAATACAGCGCTGCGTCACATCTCATTTGGTGTGTGGCGTTTATTATTTTCACGGTATGTTTCATCTGCGCATTTTGCTACACCATTGGAACATCTGATTTACCGATGCGGGTTAAATTTTTATTATTAAAGTAGAAAGGAAAAATTAAAAAAAATGAAGAAAAAACTCAGACTTATTTTACTTGTAACTTTATGTCTCTGCCTTATTGGCGGAGTTACAGGCTGTGCGGTGCTGGACGACACTATTAATGAGATCAAAGGAAATCTCGTAGGTAATGGCTACACGATCCGTACTTACGATAACTATGGCTCAAAAGTTATGACCACCACTGGCGATAAAATCAATATCCAGGGTAATCCAGTCAAGACGACCTCTTATAGCAGTGACGGATCGGTTGTTACGGGATATGAAATGTCATCCGTGATCACAATTAATATCGACGGTAAAGAAATTCAGAGTTGCGGTGATACGTGTATATTCGAGCAGAAGGGATTGCAGCCAGAGGTAGATTTTGAGCAGACTGATATTTACAGCCAGTCTACCGGCAAGATTACAGATAATACATATGTGGCCGGTATCGTAAATAAATATAGGAATTATTTCGGCAAGTCACGTGTTGTGGTTATTAAATCTCAGTTAGGACAGCCTATCGTAGCATATTCAGGAGATGAGGTATATTGGAAGATTCCTAAAGACTTGCCTAAAATGACGAAATTGATGATTGATGGTAGGGCTCTTTATATTCACAGAGCTAATTTTCAGATTATTGATACGGCGTTGTTGGGTTAGGAAAGGAGAAATAAAAATGAAATACAGAACGAAACCTTGTGAGATTGAAGCAGTAAAATGGACTGGGGTCAATCTGGAAGAAATAAAAGAATTTGTTGGCGAATCGTTAATCTACGATATTATCGATACGGCTTGGGAAGTAGGAAAAGGAAGACCTCATGTAATTATTAAAATAAAAACACTTGAGGGAGAAATGCTGGCGAGCGACGGTGATTATATTATTAAAGGATTACGTGGCGAATTCTATCCATGCAAGCCGGACGTGTTTCATAAAAAGTATGAATTAATAGAGTAAAAGGGGTGATACCGATGACTATTACTGAGTATGTCGAAAAAGTAGCCGGAATAGAACTTCGTCCATATCAAAAGAAAATACTAGAACTAATGGAGCAGCACAAAGACGATGAACTTACATGGGTACCTTCACTCGGCAGGTTCGTTTTTATCCCTAAGGAAAAGAAAGGAGAAGATAAAATGATTAATGCAAACGACTTATACTACGATGATTCGGAATTCCGATACCTGCAAAGCGTTGGAATTATCGAGGAGGGAATTGACTATGACTAAAAGAGAAGCTGCTATCGTAAGCGTATATACCGGTGTGTTAATTGGTGATTTTAGTGATTTCTATGCTTATGCGGTAGAGATTATGGGACGACCTATATTTACTCATGAGTTTCCGTATATTGCTGACGAACTTAAAGAGAAGAGTAAGAAGGATTTTATGAGTATTCAAATCACAGAAGAACCTTCGGAATGGTTGTATCATACTCCGTTTGAGGATCGTAGCTGCGTGGATTTCGATACTGTAGAAAAAGCTCTAGGATTCCGACTGTTTGGTTGGCAGAAGGATTATATTATTAGTGATTGTGCTTATACTTATGCTAGTCGTAGAACAGGAAAGACTACAGCTCATATACTTCGGCATTTGCTTAATGTAAATAAGGAACCGATTGATTTTAGTAGACCGGCACAAAGTAAACGTATGGATATTATTAGACAAGATTGTCGTGATATTTGGGAGAAGTTGCGGGATGCTGGAATTGAGATGCGGCCGGTGTTTTGGAGTAATGAAGATAAAAAGAATTATAAGAAAGCAGCGCTGTTGGATTAGAGAAAGGAGAAATAATGTTACATATTTTAGCTATCGGCAGTGTCATACTTGGCATATTTGAATATTTGTTAGCAAGCGATAAAGCAGATCAGATCAAAGGTCTGCTTTTAATTATCTTAGCTGCCATTATTATGTAAACTAAAAACATATCCATACAAAACGATAAGGAGGATTAGTTATGATGTTGAATTTTAACAGTTATGAAGATATCAAAGACAAACTGCAGATTCGTATTTATGATCCTGATTTCAGTCGTAATTTATTGGAAGGAAAAATTGTAACTCATATTGGCGATTTCGCTCTGGTTTATATGGCTACCTTGTATGAATCAGAAAAAAAGCTGGGTAATCTGATGTTTACTCCGGAACTGATGGATGATTTGGGTATTGATGTCCGGACGTTACATAGAGATGCCATGATAAGTGATCTGAATTATGAACCGGTATTATCCACCACTGATGATCTTATCGAGGCACTTTTCCTTGATAAGCCATTATTCTCAATTAATTTATTCAATAGAAAAGTTCGTATGCGAGGTGATAAGTTACCGATGCTGACACTCACTAAAGGTAATCAGATGAACGGAGCCAGTATGATATTACATAAGAGTATTCGGAAGAAGATCGGAGATATCATCGGTGGTAACTTTTATGTTCTCCCGTCGTCCATTCATGAAGTTATGATTATTCCGGAAGAGGGGTTTGAAGCAGGCGAATTATCCGAACTTGTATCCACATGTAATTCAGAATTATTCACAGAAGCAAATTCGGAAGATATTTTATCGGATAAGGTTCAGTGGTGTAGTATGGACGGAGAAATTCTCAGGAGAGCAGAAAATGAATAGAGCAGAAATGAGACGTATGAAGCGAGAGCAGGAGAAAGCTCATACCGTGACCTACAACCTGACTCAGGCGCAGCTGGACGCTATCGTTCAGGAAAAGATCGGGGCTAAGATTGCCGAGACTAAGAAAGATGTTTATGAAGAAACTGTTAATACTGTATTGGCGTTGGTTCTCACTCTGCCATTAGAAGTGCTCATGGATCACTATTGGCCTAAATCATATCGTGAACGACTTCCGGGATTCGTGGATAAAGTTCTGGAATATTACGGACGTTGGGAAGACGGTGAATTGGATATGGATAAGCTCAAAGAAGATCTATGGGAATATGGTGGAATCCGATTGGAACCAGCGCAGATAGATATGGAGGATATTTCAAAGAATAATGAAAAGTGATTTAAAGCGGAATGGGTCTGGTTGTCTGGACCCTACCGCATATCAGGCTATTATGAACGCTGATGCTGTATCATCGGTGGACAAAGCAAATAGGTACAAACGTAGAGAAAACGATTCGGAGGAACGACTCAATAAATTACTCGCCGCTATATTTGCCATTTGTGACGCTGCAGATTTTCATGTTGAAGAGAGAATCATAGTTAAGGATAAACGGACTGGGAAGGTTTGGAGGTAGTTGGATGATATTTGTGATAAAACCGGTCGTGAGGCGTTCGTCAGAAGATATTGCGAAATTGCAGAAGAAACTGTACGAAGATTTAAACGCGCCAAACGATAAGGTATTAGTATTACCACCCGATTGTACCTATGATATTGTCAACGATTATAATCGTAGGAATATGGTTGTGATAAGAGAGTGTGGAGCGGAGGAAAGTAAAAATGAGTAAAAAGAAAGGGAGACCGAAGAAAGACATCTCTAAAGAGTATCGTTTAAATGTACGTTTATCCATTGGAGACGCCAGTACACTTAAATATATTAGCGAACAGACTGGAAAAAATGTGTCTGAAATCGTGAGAGATGGTATCAAATCGGAGTACCGAAAACTTATGAAATGGGATTAATTGTACGTACAAAAAATAGTAAAAACGAATTATTGTACGTACAAAAAATCAGAAGTGGTTGATGCAGATCATTGTGCCGAAACGAATTATTGTACGTACAAAAAATCAGCATATTGAATTATTGTACGTACAAAAAATCGAAAAATAGCCCAAAATAGGCTAAAAATGGCCTAAAATCGCTATTTTCATCATGGTACTGTAGTACCGATCTAATTAGCTATCTTATTTATTTAAAAAATTAAATTTTTCATATAGCTAATATACATTGTACTACAGTACCACCATTTATTGTACGTACAAAAAAGAAAGGAGATTCTATGACTGAACAGGAGCTTATTGAATCGTTTGCCGGCAACTTGGATTATATTATGAGATCAGAACACATGAATCAAAGTGAGCTGGCACGAAGGAGTCATTTGAGTAGGGAGTCAATCTGTAAATATTTAAAAGGTCAGCGTATGCCTACGTTGAAGGCACTTATGAATTTAAGCTATGCCTTGAGATGCAACATTGAAGAATTAACTCCATTTATTCAACTTATCGATTGAGGTGACAGAAATGAGCGAATTAAAAAAACAATGGATTGACGATAAATATCTGTGGCAGGATTTCTTGGACTACTTCAATCCGGACTTTGATGAGATTGCTGATATCAAACAGATGAGTTGTTATGATATTCTGATCACCATGAAAAATGGGACGCAGTATATTTATGACAATTACCGTCAGACACGAAGGCGACTCCCAAATAGTTGGGATGATATGAGTCTTAAAGAATTTCATATGGATGCACATATAAGATTATATTCCATGATGAAGCGGGAAGGCTTTACTTATGATGATCTGTCTGAAGAAACCGGTATATCTCCAGGAACTATAAGTAACTATGTAAATGGAGTAACGTCGCCAACACTGGATCGTCTGTTCCTAATAGCCAAAGCTTTGGGATGCAGGATTGAAGATTTAATCTATATCGAACAGATGTACAAATAACCCATGAGGGCGCTTGATTTACAGGCGCTCTTTTTTTGGTGCGGAAAGGAGAAATTCTATGGGGGAATTTGATACAAAGAGAAAGGGAATCCCTGTAAAAATAGTGGAGACTGGTGAAGAGTTCAATTCCATCAAAGCTTGTGCTGATGCGATTGGCGGCAATGCGTCCTGCGTCAGCAGAGTTGTGAATGGCAGTAAAGGATATTGTACTTGTCATGGGTTCCATATTTCAAAAGCCGGTGAAGAATCTGAAGTCCGCACGGATCAGCGAGGACGTCCAGGAATTGGAGTACAGATTATCGAAACCGGAAAAACGTATGAGTCCGTAGAAAAATGTGCTAAAGATATCGGGGGCAGTCCGACGGCCATTAAAGATATTTTGAAACAGCAAAACAATCGAGTGTCACACAAAGGTTATCATTTCAAACGCATAACTTAACCACTGTGTCGAAAAACTCACACGTGAAAATAACATCCCCTTTTATAGGGAGAAGATAATATATCGGCCAAAATCGGTCAATATATTATCTTTTTATTTTTACGGACCTTTAGTTCAGTCGGTAGAACGCTGGTCTCATAAGCCGGTAGTCCTGGGTTCAAGTCCCAGAGGGTCCATCTCTATGAAAGGAGAAAGAGTTCATGAAAGAAAATAAGTTTCAGGCAGATTTGAAAAAAGAGCTTAGAGCTATATTTCCTGGTTGCATCGTAACCAAACTGGATTCGAGCGATATTCAGGGTATCCCCGATCTTCTTGTTTTATACAAAGACAAGTGGGCGACTCTGGAAGTTAAGAAAAGTGCTACGGCATCGCATCGTCCGAACCAGGATTACTATGTTGCAAAAATGAACGCCATGTCATTTTCACGATTTATCTACCCAGAAAATAAGGAGGATGTTTTAGATGAACTTCGTGAATCATTCAAAGCTTAGTGGACTTCACGCACCATTTAGCCCAAGTCAGCCAGTATGGTTGAGATATAGTGATGAGAAAGCAATCACAGTTCGACAGAACAAGAAAGCTGCGGAACTTGGCACACGCTTACACGCATGGGCAAAAGAAACTATTGATATGGGTATTAAGCAGCCTCGCTCGAAGAAAACCCTGTACGCATATGTAAACGATGCTATCGGTTTTCGTATGAGCACAGAGGTTGTTTTATATTATTCAGACAGATTCTTCGGAACTGCAGACGCAATTTGTTTCCGGAATAATAAGCTCAGAATCCATGATTTGAAGACTGGCGTCGGTCCAGTGCATATGGAACAGCTTGAGGTGTATGCGGCGTTATTCTGTCTTGAATATAAGATCAGACCAGGTGATATCGAGTTTGAACTCTGTATTTACCAGAACGACGAGGTAGTAGTATTCAACCCAACTGCAGAAGATATTCTGCCGATTATGGATAAGATTGTTCATCTCGACAAGATACTTGCAGAATGTGATGCAGAGGAGGCGTAACCGATGAATCCGATAGCAGAAGAAATCGAATCATATTTAGGATCGGCCTCCATAACAGATGAGGAATATCTGGCTCATTATGGTATGCCTCGTCGTTCCGGACGATACCCTTGGGGTTCAGGTGAAGATCCATATCAGAGCTCACGTGACTTCTTAGGTCGTGTGGAGCAGATGCGAAAATCTGGTTTTACATATACTGATGAAAACGGTAAGAAATGGACTGGTGATAATGCGATTGCTAAATCACTTGGTTACAATTCTACCGATTTCCGAACAGTGTATGCGATTGCAAAAGACGAGCGTAGATCAGATATGGTTGCCACAGCTAAACGTCTCAGAGACAAAGAAGGAATGAATAATTCTGAGATTGGTCGAAAAATGGGAATTAATGAATCATCTGTTCGATCACTCCTTGATCCAAATTCCGAGTCAAGAATGAAACAGGCCAGAGACACGGCCAAATTCTTGAAAGAACAGGTTGATAAAAAAGGCATGGTTGATGTCGGTGCCGGTGTAAACAATGATCTGAAAATCACAAAAGAAAAACTGGATCAGGCATTGTTTATATTACAGGCTGAAGGAGGCTATGAGGTTTATGGAGGTAGATTCTCACAGGTCACAAATAAAGGTCAGATGACGACTCAGAGAGTTCTTTGTAAACCAGGAACACCGCATAGTGCAATCTACGATTTTGATAATGTCAAGACAGTCACTGATTATATTTCCAGAGATGATGGGAAGACCTATGAAAAGAAATTCACATATCCTGAAAGCTTAGATTCCAAGCGTCTTATGATTCGTTATAAAGAAGATGGCGGCATTGATCGAGATGGAACTGTTGAACTTAGGCGAAATGTACCGGATCTGTCGCTTGGCGAATCCAAATATTCTCAGGTCCGCATCATGGTTGACGGAAAGAAATATATCAAAGGCATGGCAGTCTACAAAGATGATAAAGATTTTCCGCCAGGAGTCGATGTTATATTCAACACCAATAAATCTAAAAGTGTTCCAAAACTGGAGGTTCTCAAAGATGTGAAACCAGATCCGGACAACCCCTTCGGCTCTCTTATTAAAGATGCCGATCAAGGCGGGCAGTATTGGTATACCGACAAAAATGGTAAGAAGAAGCTCGGCCTTATTAATAAGCGATCTGATGAAGGTGATTGGACCGAATGGAAAGATGCTTTACCATCTCAGTTCTTATCCAAACAGTCAAAAGCTATGGCAGAAAAACAGCTTGGCATCGCTAAAGCAGACAAGCAGGCAGAATATGAAGCTATCATGGCTCTGACCAATCCGACTGTGAAGAAATATTATCTTGATAAATTCGCAAGTAGTTGTGACTCAGCAGCCGTACATCTTAAAGCAGCCGCATTACCGGGTCAGAAATACCATGTTATTCTACCTGTCACATCTCTGAGTGAGAAAGAAGTATATGCTCCAGGATATCCTGATGGAAGTAAGCTTGCCCTTGTTCGATATCCTCATGGTGGTACATTTGAGATTCCTATCTGTACAGTCAACAACAAAAACAAAGATGCTATCAAGATGATTGGTAAGGATTCCATCGACGCGATTGGGATCAACAGTAAAGTTGCTGAACGATTATCTGGAGCTGACTTCGATGGCGACACCGTAATGTGTATCCCTACTCATGATCGTGCCGGAAAGGTTAAGATTGCCAGTCGTCCGCCTCTTGAAGGACTCGAGGGATTCGATCCTAAGATGAATTATCAAGGTGAGAAGAAGACAGGATCTGATGGTAAAGAACATTGGTATCGAGACGGCAGAGAATACCAACTCATGAAGAAAACCGACACTGAGATGGGTAAAATCTCTAATCTGATTACCGATATGACTATCATCGGAGCTACTGATGATGAATTAGCTCGTGCTGTAAGACACAGTATGGTTGTCATTGATGCTGAAAAACATCATCTGGATTACAAACAGAGTGAAAAAGACAATAACATTCAGGCGTTAAAACAGAAGTATCAGATCAAGGTCGACGAGACCGGAAAGATCAAATACGGCGGTGCATCCACCCTTATTTCCAGAGCCAAAGGAGAAGTTACTGTTGATAAGCGACAGGGAACTCCTAAACCAAACCTCCCGGGTAAAGAATGGTATGATCCATCCAGACCTGACGGAGCTCTTATCTACAAGAAAGCTGACGATGCTACCTATACCGTCAAGAAAGTGGATAAGAAGACTGGCGAGGTAACGGAGGTAACTAAGAAGCGTACTGATAAGAGTAACCGTATGTCTGAAACCGATGACGCTATGACCTTGGTATCTAAGTATAGACATCCAATGGAACTTGTGTATGCTGATTACGCTAATAGCATGAAAGCTATGGCCAACAAAGCAAGGCTTGAGTCCAGTAAAGCCGGTAAGATAGCCTACAGTAAGGATGCTAAGAGGAAATATCAGGAGGAGTACGATAGTCTTATAAGAAAATTGACAATCGCTGAATCAAATACGCCTCGTGAACGAGCTGCCCAGCGTATGGCTAATGCTACTGTACAGAGAAAACAGAAAGCCGCTGAAGAAGCAGGTGTTAAACTTAAACCTAAGGATGTCAAGAAAGCAAGTCAGCAGGCTCTTACTAAAGCAAGAGAAGAAGTTGGTTCTGTTTCAAGAAGAGACAGAAATATTGTCATCACAGATAGAGAATGGGAAGCTATACAGGCAGGTGCGGTCAGTGAGTCTGTATTAAAACGTATTCTTAATAATTGTGATCCGGATTCATTACGACAAAGAGCAATGCCAAAAGAAACAAAAGTTTTAAGTCAGGCTAAAATCAACAGAATCAAAGCAATGTCAGCTTCGTATACAATTCAGCAAATTGCTGACAAACTTGGAATTTCAACATCAACAGTTTCAAAGTATTTGAAAGGAGCGAATTAGTTAAATGGATGATTTCAGATTAACAACATTTGACAATCCTTACGATCCATTCGAACAGTTCACTCTTTGGTACTTGTTCGATACTGAAAAAGGTTACAACACTTGCGGAAAACTGGATCGTATTTCCAATTATTCAGATGATATGACTGAAAAAGAAGTCAATGATGAACATAATCGAGCAATTGATGAGTTAATATCATTTGATTTCTTGAATATTTACAAAAAAGTTCCGCGAAATTCGAAAGTTGCGCTGGATTTAGGCGCTGCCCCGGTGTAATCCGATGTCAAAGCATAGGGGGAGGGTCGCTAAAAAAGCACCCCCTCCCTGCATCGCGCCGGTCTTCAAAAAATCTCCGGCGGGATTTTTCTGGAAACAATTTATATTTTTTATGTTGCCTTCAGAGGGATTTACAGAACTACAAAGACATTTAAGCCGTGTGTATTTCTCCTTTCAAGATTTGTACCGTTTCATATTAGGTCCTCCGATAATCAATAGGTTTTGTAAATTCCTCTAAAGACAGCATAAAATCATCATAAAATCATCAATGTCAATTGAATAGCTAATGATAACTATCTATAAGGAGGCGTAAACGATGCCAAAGGTGAGTAAAACTGAACGGCGTCCTCCACTTACGCCGGAAGCAAAAGAAAACCAGATGATATCTCTTGCGATGGATTGCGCAGAAAGGCAGATGCTTGAGGGTACAGCTTCTTCTCAGGTTATAACACATTTTTTGAAGTTGGGATCAGAGAGAGAAAGACTTGAACGGGAGAAACTTGAAGAAGAGAATAAGCTTCTGAGAGCGAAAACAAAAGCATTGGAAGAGAGTGCTGAAACAAAAGTCGTGTATGAAGAAGTTCTCCGAGCCATGCGTGACTATAGTGGAGCAGGTGATCCGGATGAGTATTAAAACATATTCTGAACTAATCACATTCCAGACTTTCGAAGAACGGTACAAGTATCTTCGTATTGGAGGTGTAGTTGGTCAGGAGACATTCGGGTTCGATAGATATTTGAATCAAATTTTTTATAAATCTCCAGAATGGTTATCAGTGAGAGATAAGGTGATTTTACGGGACAGCGGATGTGACCTTGGAATTCCAGGGAGAGAGATTTATAGCAAAATCCTTGTCCACCACATGAATCCAATTACGAAACAGGATATTCTTCAGAGAAGTGATTTGTTGCTGAATCCAGAATATCTGATTTGTACCGTTAAAAGAACCCATGACGCAATTCATTACGGAGATGACTCTATATTATGGAGCGATCCTGTAGAACGGCATAGAAACGACACTTGTCCATGGAAGAAATAAAGAGAGGTAGCCTGATGAATGAAAGTATTCTGACATCAATAAAAGCACAGCTTGGTATTCAAGAAGAGTATACCGCTTTTGATCAACAGATTGTCATGCATATTAATTCGGTGCTTATGGTGTTGAAGCAGCTTGGTGTAGGTCCCGTAGCTGGTTTTGTTATTTCAGATAAAACCGCCATCTGGAGGGACTTTCTTCCATCCGATAAGAACCTTGAGGCAACGAAGTCTTATATTGGAATGAAAGTGAAAATGTTATTTGATCCTCCGACGACTTCTGTTGTAGCCGATAGTATGAATCGAATGATCAACGAACTTGAGTGGAGATTGAATTCGGAAGCAGAAAGCGAGGAGGTGATATAGATGGAAACTGATTTCTTAGCCCATCATGGCGTAAAAGGTCAGAAATGGGGAGTTCGACGCTATCAGAATAAAGACGGGAGTCTTAATCGATCCGGTCAGAAGAAAGCTAAGAAAATGAAAGAACAGTATACACGGCTTACCGGAAAACAGTTAAGAAAAAATCCGACTAAAAAATCGTCAAGTCAAAAACCGAAGCAGAAGAGTATCAGTGAAATGTCTGATGATGAAATCCGTAGCAAGATTAATCGCATCAAGCTGGAAAAAGAACTTCGAAGTCTGAGTCCCAAACAAGTGTCCAAAGGAAGAGCATTCATTGATAAAGTAACAAAGGATATAATTGCTCCAGCGGCAACTGATGTGGCCAAGCAAGTTGTAAAATCAAAGCTTACGGATGCCGCTAATCGAAAATTCGGATTTGATGACGACTTAAAAGTGTATACCAATAATAAGAAAAAATAGGAGCAATTAGAACATGGCATTATCGAACACCGCCGTACCGAAGTATTATGGCATGTTTCGAGATGCCGTAATCAGGAGAGAAATTCCAGTTTGTGAAGAAGTATCTCTTGAGATGAACCGAATTGATCAACTCATTGATAATCCACGATACTGGTATGACAATCAGGCCGTTGAGGGGTTTATTCACTATTGTGAGAATGAGCTTACATTGACCGATGGTAGTGATCTATATCTCCTCGATTCTTTCAAATTGTGGGCCGAACAAATTTTTGGATGGTATTACTTTATCGAGAGAAGTATTTTTGTTCCGTCAGAAACGGGTAGCGGCGGCCACTATGAGATAAGACGGATCAAGAAGAGGTTGATCACCAAGCAGTATCTGATTGTGGCCAGGGGCGCGGCAAAATCCATGTATGCGTCTTGTCTGCAGAATTACGAATTGAATGTTAATACAGCAACAACGCATCAGGTTACAACTGCCCCGACCATGCCTCAGGCTGAAGAGGTCATGTCACCGATTCGAACTGCTATCACCAGAGCAAGAGGACCGTTATATAAGTTCCTCACTGAGGGCTCACTCCAGAACACGACTGGATCTAAAGCGAATCGTGTTAAACTGGCTTCAACAAAAAAGGGAATTCAGAATTTTCTTACAGGATCACTTTTGGAAGTCAGACCTATGTCCATTGACAAACTGCAGGGATTGCGTGTCAAGATAGCGACCGTTGATGAATGGCTTTCCGGCGATATACGGGAGGACGTTATCGGCGCATTGGAGCAGGGTGCCGCAAAAGAGCAGAGTGGTGGTTCGAATGATGATTACCTTATTGTAGCCATCAGTTCAGAAGGAACTGTCCGTAATGGATCTGGTGACACGATCAAAATGGAGTTAATGAAAATACTCAAAGGTGAGTATAAAGCTCCTCATACATCCATTTGGTGGTATAAGCTGGATTCCATAGATGAGGTAAACGATCCGGATAAGTGGATTAAGGCAAATCCAAATCTTGGAAAGACTGTAAGTTATGAAACTTATCAGCTAGATGTAGAACGAGCTGAAAACAATCCGGCCGTTCGTAATGATATTCTTGCCAAACGATTCGGTATTCCGATGGAAGGATACACCTACTACTTCACATATGAGGAAACTCTTCCACATCGGCATAGAGAATACTGGCAAATGCCTTGTTCCATGGGAGCTGACTTATCTCAGGGAGACGATTTCTGTTCTTTCACTTTCTTATTTCCACTGTCGAATAATGCTTTCGGAATAAAAACCCGAAACTACATATCGGAGCTCACTCTGAGTAAACTTCCCACAGCAATGCGAATCAAATACAACGAATTTATGAATGAAGGCAGTCTTATTATTATGCCCGGAAACATTCTTGATATGATGCAGGTTTATGAAGATTTAGATAATTTCATAGCTGAAGCAGAATATGATGTTCGCTGTTTAGGATATGATCCATATAATGCAAGGGATTTTGTGGAAAGATGGGAAAGAGAGAACGGTCCGTTCGGAATCGAAAAAGTCATCCAGGGGGCTAAAACAGAGTCGGTTCCGCTTGGTGAGTTGAAGAAATTGTCAGAAGAAAGAATGCTCATTTTTGATGAGTCACTTATGTCTTTTACTATGGGAAACTGTATAGCTATAGAAGATACAAACGGAAACCGTAAATTGTTGAAACGGCGACATGAAGCAAAAATTGATGCTGTTGCAGCCATGATGGACGCTTTTGTCGCTTTTAAATTAAACAGAGAAGCCTTTGAATAGGGGAGAGAGATATTGAACAATGACGAATTAATGCATTATGGTGTGTTGGGTATGAAATGGGGTGTCCGCAGAGGACATGTCGAATCAGCTTATACCAAAGCAGTTACCAAACGAAAAAGATTGGAGTCAAATGTAACTAAGGCCAAGCAGAAATACGAGCGAGCAACAATCAAAGCTAATACCGGAGCTTCTGCGAAATATAAAAAGTTACAGACAAAAGCGGATAATTATCAGAGAAAATCTGATAAGAAAAACAGCGGTCTTTTTAAAAATGCAGAGGCGGCCGCTAAGTTTCAAGCTAAGGCTACCAAATATCAAACAAAAGCCAATAAATACAAGGCCGCATATGATAAACGAACAACGAAGGCTGGTGGTTCAAAAGTTCGATATATTAAAGCTAAAAAGAAAGCTGAACGATGGACCAGAGCCATGAACAAAACTTTTAAAAATTATAAAGTATCTGATTTACCTGAAAAACAGGTTAACTCAGGTCGTGATTTCTTAAAAAGTATAAAGTAAACCAGGTGGTTTAATGAAAAGTTGAAGGAGGAGAATCAACATGGAATTAAAAGATACTATTGAACTCATGAATAGTTCTGATCACAAAGACCGGTTCAAAGCTGAATACCAGCAGGTAAAAATCCGCTATGAGAAGTTACATAAAATGCTTGTTAAATGGGATGCTGGAACTCTTGATTTTGAACCAACCTGTAATAAAGCACTCCTTATGGAGCAGGAACGCTATATGCGCGAATATATTCGTTGCTTAGAGACAAGAGCTGAAATCGAGGGTGTTGATCTGTAATAATAAAATTTTTTACCCACAGGTTAGCTGAAACTAACTAAAAGGAGATTTTATGTCATTAAATTTAAGTACCAGGCTTGTACATGCCTGGAATGCTTTTACCAGTCGAGATCCGACACAGTATATAATCACTGGTCCGGGATATTCTTCACGTCCGGATAGGCCACGGCTTAGCCGAGGAAATGAAAAATCGATAGCGACATCCATATTCAACAGGATCGCCCTTGACGTATCATCGGTAAGTATCAAACATTGCCGACTGGATAAAAACGGTCGTTATGTGGAAGATATCGATTCCGGATTAAACAACTGTCTGACCTTGGAAGCCAATAAGGATCAGACAGGTCGAGCATTTATTCAAGATGCCGTGCTATCGATGCTGGATGAGGGATGTGTAGCTTTGGTTCCGGTTGAAACCACCATTGATCCAAAAAATTCAAATTCATACCAGATTGATTCTATGCGGACCGGAAAAATTACTGAATGGTATCCCGATATGGTAAGGGTCCGTTTATATAATGATCGAACCGGCGAAAAAGAGGAGATTTTACTTCCTAAAAGCCAGGTGGCCATTATTGAAAATCCACTGTATGCAGTGGTTAACGAATATAACTCAACTATGCAGCGTCTTATAAGAAAACTCAGTTTGCTGGATGTGACAGATGAACAAACGGCGTCCGGAAAACTGGATTTGATTATTCAGTTTCCTTATGTAATAAAGACAGAAACCCGACGTGAGCAGGCTGAGCGCAGGCGAAAGGATATTATTGAGCAGTTGGCTGGCTCTCAGTATGGCATTGCGTATACAGATGGAACAGAAAAGATTACTCAGTTAAACCGTTCGCTGGAAAACAATCTGTTGAAACAGGTTGAGTACCTTACCAATATGGTTTATAGCCAGTTAGGTATTACACAGTCGGTGCTTGATGGTACCGCTGATGAAAAAACGATGCTGAATTATACGAACCGCACTGTGGAACCTATAATTTCAGCTATTGTAGATGAATTAAAACGAAAATTTCTCACAAAGACCGCTCGGTCGCAGTTGCAGTCTATTGTCTATTTCAGAGATCCATTCCGACTGGTTCCAGTCAATGATATCGCAGAAATCGCTGATAAGTTTACCCGTAATGAGATTATGACCTCCAATGAGATCCGCCAGATTGTTGGTATGCAGCCATCTAAAGATCCGAAGGCAGACGAGTTAGTTAACAGTAACATTAGTCAGGCTAAACAGGACATACCTCAGACTTCAAATGCTACCGAAGTAAACGAAGAAGGAGGAGACAGTCAAAATGGTTAATTGCGATTTCAGTGGTTACGCCACCCGGAATGATTTGCTCTGTGGTGATGGTCGAACTATTCGAAAAGATGCGTTCAAAGAGAATGACGGTTGCGAAGTTCCGCTTGTTTGGAATCATGAACATAATGATCCGAATGCCGTGTTGGGACATGCGGTTCTTGAAAACAGAGAAGACGGCGTATATGCCTACGGTGTATTTAATGATACCGAACAGGGACAGACCGCAAAGAAACTCGTCCAGAATGGAGATGTACGATCGCTGTCTATCTGGGCTAATCAGTTAAAACATATTGGAAAAGACGTAATCCACGGAAACATCAGGGAACTCAGTCTTGTACTGGCTGGAGCAAATCCCGGTGCTTACGTGGATTTTGTTATGGCGCATAGCGCAGACGGTGAAGAAGAGCTTGAGGCATCTTGGGATGAGAACATTATGCTCTATCACTCGGCCGATGTAGAAGAAAAGAAAGGAGATTCGAAATTGGCGGAAGAGACCAAAAACGAAGAAACAAAGCAAGAAGAAAGTAAATCTGGAGAAAAGACAATCCAGGATATCCTTAAAACCCTTAACGAAGAGCAGACAGATGCCGTAGCAGCGGTTGTCGGTATGGCTCTTGAAGAAAATGGAGAAGAAGACAGCTCCGATGATGAAGAAGAAGGAGGAAATGTAGTGAAACATAACGTGTTCGACAATGAAGATACAAACCAGGGCACTGTACTCAGTCATTCTGATGAACAGAAGATCATCGCTATGGCAAAACAGAGCAATGTTGGAAGCCTTAAACAGGCTATGGAGATTTTCGCAGAAGAAAACGCTGGAACACTGGCACATGGCGTATTTGACGATGAAGTGGAAGCTCTGTTTCCAGAATATGAGCTGCTTAAAAAAGGTGAGCCGGATACTCTCGAAAGAGATCAGACATGGATTGATTCCGTAATGTCTAAAATTCATAAATCTCCATACAGCAGAATTCGTACCCGCCAGGCAGATGCTCGCATCGCTGAGCTGAGAGCCAAAGGTTATCAGAAGAAGGGTAATTACAAAGAAGATATGGCTAAGATTAAGCTTCTCAGCCGTACTACAGATCCACAGACTGTGTATATCAAAGATCAGATGCATCGTGATGACGTCATGGACATCACTGATTTCGATGTAGTTGCTTATCAGTGGAAGATGATGAAACACGTTCTGAATGAAGAGCTGGCTATGGCAGCGCTTGTCGGTGATGGCCGTGAAGATGGCGATCCGGACAAAATCCATGAAGATCATATTCGTTCCATCTGGCATGACGATGAGCTGTACTGCATCCATCAGGACGTTGACTTCGAAGCAGCCAAAACCAAACTGCAGGGTACCAACACTGGAGCAAACTTCAGCGAGAACTATATCAAGGCAGAGGCTACGATCGAAGCTGCACTGTACTCCAGAGAAAAATTCAAAGGCACAGGTACACCGGATCTGTACTGTACACCGCACATGCTGAACGTAATGCTTCTGGCTAGAGATCTCAATGGTCGTCGTATCTACGATTCCAAGGCTGATCTTGCTGCGGCACTCAATGTTGCATCCATCCAGACTGTTGAGCAGTTTGAGGGGCTTGAGCGAACATCTTCCAACGGAAAGAGAAAACTGCTTGGTCTGTTTGTAAATCTGGCAGACTATCAGTTTGGTTCCACTAAAGGTGGCGAAGTTACCAAGTTTGAAGATTTCGATATGGACTTCAACCGTTACAAATACATGCTTGAGACAAGAGTCTCCGGTGCGCTTACTCAGGTGTGTTCCGCTATCGCTCTTGAGGAGCCAGCAGTCTGAACTATATAAGGAGGATAAGTCATGATCGAAAAAATTCGTCCAGTCGCTGACGACGTGAATGTCGCAGTGAGAAAAGTTTACGGAAAAGCAAACGATGCATATGCATATTACGATTCTGCTTGTAAGAACAAAGTGACTTGCGCTGAGCTGCAGGATGCGTATATCAAAGGACTTATGATCGATGTTGCCGGTACATTATATAAACCGGTCAGCTGTGCAGTTGCGGGAAATGTAGCGACTGTTACATATGTGACGACAGATTCTGCTACAGCCACAACAGCCAAACTTGCGACAGTTAAGTCTGACAAATGATTAAGGAGTGAATCGATATGAGTAAATGGTTCGGCAAGATAGGATTCACTCTTCCGGTAAGGGAGATTGAACCGGGGGTATGGGATAGCACTGTTGAAGAGCATGAGTATTACGGTGATATGACTAGCAACCGTTGGAAGCGTCAGAGTTCAGGGGAGATTAACGACAATCTCAATCTAGCGAATGTTCTGAGCATCTTGGCTGACCCATTTGCTTTCGAGAATCATTCTTATGTAGCATATGTCGATATCCTGGGGACGAAATGGAAAGTGACTGATGTCGAACTCCAATACCCCAGGATGATCTTGTCTATAGGAGGTGTTTGGAATGGGAACTCGCCTGGAACTGCAGAGTAAGTTAGAAGAAATGCTCGGTTGTAGGCATGTTTACTTCCAACCACCAGAATCAGTCAAAATGGAATACCCAGCAATAGTGTATTCCAGGAGTAGCGTTAAAAAAGTCAGTGCTAACAATACTGGCTATTTACTTATGAACAAATACAGCGTGGTAGTGATTGACAAGAAACCTGACAACAAAGTCATCTCTATATTATTGATGCTTCCATATTGTGCTTATGATACATCATACAAATCTGAAAATCTCTATCACGATGTGTTGACATTATATTTTTAAGGAGGATTAATATGTCCAAACTTGTATGGGATAAAGTCGGCGAAAGACTTTACGAGACAGGTGTAAGCAAAGGCGTCGTATATCCTCAGGAAGGTTCTGCGTATCCAAAAGGTACGGCATGGAATGGTCTTACAGCCATCAATGAATCCCCTGAAGGCGCTGAAGCAAATGCTATGTATGCAGACAATATTAAATATCTCAATATTCTGTCTGCCGAGGAATTCAAAGCCACAATTGAGGCTTATATGTATCCGGATGAATTTAAACCATGTATCGGAGCAGCTGAACTCGTCGAAGGTGTTTCGTTAGGTCAGCAGGATCATAAAACATTTGGTTTGTCTTACCAGACAATCATCGGTAATGATGTAGATAACAATGCTCACGGTTATAAGATCCATCTTGTGTATGGATGTCTCGCAGCGCCGTCTGAAGCAGACTACAGTTCAGTTAACGACAGTCCTGAGGCTGCTACAATGTCATGGGAAGTTTCCACTACACCTGTAGAAGTCGACGGTTTCAAGCCAACCGCTACATTAGTGCTTGATTCCACTAAACTTAGCGCAAAGAAGATGGCGGCTATCGAAAAAGTTCTGTATGGTGACACAGACACTGAAGCACGTCTTCCGTTACCGGATGAAGTAAAAACAATTCTTGCAACAGTGACAGACTGATCTAAGATCGATTTCAAGAGGCTCTAGTTTATACAGGGCCTCTTTTTTTAAATGAGAAAGGAGAAATTATGTTCAAAAAAACTATTTCATATGAGGATTACAATGGAGTAAAAAGAACTGAAGATTTTTATTTTCATTTTAGCAAAGCGGAAATTGTTGAAATGCAGCTGAGTACAGTAGGCGGTCTGGATGCCACTATTAAAAGAATTGTAGCTGCAAACAATGAGCCGGAAATCATTAAGTATTTCAAAGATCTGGTTCTCAAAGCTTATGGTGAGAAGAGTGCCGATGGTCGAAGATTCATGAAGAGCCCGGAAATCTCCAGAGCTTTCGCAGAAACCGAAGCATATTCCGTTCTGTTTATGGAGCTTGCGACTGATGCAAAAGCAGCTGCAGAGTTTGTCAACGGACTGTTACCAGCCGACATCAGAGAGCAGGCCAAAATTGAGGCTGATAAATTTGTAGCCGAACAGTTTCCAGAAGCCTGATAAGTAGGAAAATTATGGAGGGATAAAATGCTTGATGTAATTGTTCCGGCCGCAGAAATGTGGAATGACGAGAAGGGAGAATTTGTATCTTCTCCAGAATTCAAAGAATGGCATTTACAACTGGAGCATTCTCTTATTTCTCTATCAAAATGGGAAGCCAAGTGGCATAAACCTTTCTTTTCCAAGAAAGATAAAACCTTGGCGGAAATTATAGATTATATAAAATGTATGACCATTACCGAAAATGTTCCGCAGGAAGTATATGAAAGAATAAGTCGAGATTCGAAAATAATTGAAGATATATCAGAATACATAAACGATCCTATGACTGCAACAACTTTCCGAAAAGAATCGGCTCGAAAAAACACTAACGAGACAATTACCAGTGAACTGATTTATTACTGGATGATTGCTCAGGGGATTCCGGCGGAATTTGATCGATGGCATATAAACCGATTATTAACTCTTATACGCGTTTGCAATGCGAAAAACTCGCCTGGCAAGAAGATGAGCAGTAGTGCTGTAACCAGACGTAATGAAGCGTTGAATAAAGCTCGTAGAGCGAAATACCATTCGAAAGGATGATTGAATGAAAAAAGGAATTGATGTCAGTTATCATCAGGGATCTATCGATTTCGGTAAAGTGAAGAAATGCGGAATTGATTTTGTAATCCTGAGATCAAGTTATCGTAAAACAACTGATACAAGATTTTTTGAGTATGTAAAGAAATGCAAGGCGGTAAACCTTCCTATTATAGGGGTATACCATTTCATTTATGCGCTCAGTGAAACACAGGCACTCGCCGAAGCTCAGTTTTGTGTTTCACAGGTTAAAAAAGCAGGACTTGGAAAGGACATATACATTTTTGCCGATTTTGAGGGTGATACAGTTCTCAAAGCCAAAAAAGCAGGAGTTACTTTAGGAAAAAACGAATGCAATAAATTCACAGAGATCTTCTGTAATTATGTGAAATCTCAGGGATATAAACCGGGTGTTTATGCCAATGGTGATTATTATAAGAACTGGTATTCGAAAGATTTACTTTCTAAGTATCCGATTTGGCTGGCCGATTATGAGGGAGGTCCTGATTTTGCATGTATCATTCAGCAGTTTACGGATTCTGGGCGAATTGCCGGAATTAATGGAAACGTAGATATGAATCACTGGTATGGTGAATCTACTGGCAATGTGAAAGTACGATCCCGTCAGGCTGTAGTCGATCTTATCTGTTCTTGGGAAGGACTAAATGAAGCAGATGGTTCTTATAAGAAAATTGTAGATATCTACAATTCATATACAGGTACTTTCCCACGCGGCGTGAAGATGAAGTACGGGTGGGCCTGGTGCGCTTGTACATGGTCTGCCGCTGCTATCAAACTCGGTTATACCGACATTATGCCTATTGAAATTGGGTGCGAAGAACTTATCAATCAGGCCAAAAAGATGGGCTGCTGGGTGGAAGCGGATGACTATGTAGCCAATATTGGCGATGCCGTCTTATACGACTGGGATGATAATGGAGTTGGTGACTGTACTGGTTATGCCGATCATATCGGAACTATCATTGAGGTAAATAAATCTCAGGGTTATTTCATCGTAATGGAGGGTAACTACAAGGATTCTGTCCGTAGGCGCAAGCTTGCCATCAACGGGCGGTATATCAGAGGATTTGTTACTCCGAAATATACAGACGACACTATTCATTATGTCCCACCAGCAAACACCACTGAAACGAAAGCTGAAAGGAGTGGCTATATGTTTAATCCGGAAGTTGTGAAGAATGGCAGTAAAGGCACTTCCGTTCTTTTAGTACAGGAAATTCTCAAATCTAGGGGATTCAAAGGATCTGATGGTAAAGATCTCAGCCTTGATCGAGAAGCAGGTTCGAACACCATCTATGCTATTAAGCAGTATCAGAAATCCAGAGGACTTACTGTTGATGGTGTTTGTGGTACAAATACATGGAAAGATCTTATCGCAATCTAACGAGGTAATACATGATTGAATTCAGACAAAAGGGAGATTTCTCGAAACTTTCAAAGTTCCTTGAGAGAGTAAAAGAAGCGGCCAGAATTGGCGACCTGGATAAATACGGGCGAGCTGGTGTGGCCGCCCTTTCGTCTGCAACGCCGGTAGACACAGGTAAGACCGCCGCTTCATGGACTTATGAGATAAAACGTCAAAATGGATCTGTATCCATAGAATTCCATAATACAAATGTGAATAAAGGAGTTCCAATCGCTATTATTTTGCAGTACGGACATGTTACCGCAACCGGGGGCTGGGTAGAAGGAAGAGATTATATCAATCCTGCTATTCAGCCTATTTTTGATCAGATTGCCAATGATGCATGGAAGGAGGTCACCGGAAAATGAGTGAGACAATAGACAGTAAAGTCGTAGAATTGCGGTTCGACAATAAAGATTTCGAAGCAAATACTCGGACCACCATGTCAACTCTTGATAAACTTAAAGAAAAATTGCATTTTCCAGGAGCTTCCAAGGGTCTTGAGGAAATTTGTGATACTGCCAAAAGAGTCGATTTCTCAGGTATGAGTAGTGGTGTAGAAACTGTTCAGGCTAAATTGTCAGCCATGCAAGTCGTCGGTATCACCGCATTACAGAATATTACAAATGCGGCCATGACAGCCGGTAAACAGCTTACAGATGCTATTACCATTGATCCAGTAAAAGACGGATTTGCGGAGTATGAGACTCAGATGAATGCGGTTCAGACTATTCTTGCAAATACACAGAAAGAGGGTACGAATGTTGAGACTGTCAATAAAGCCCTTGATGAATTGAACACATACGCTGATAAGACTATTTATAACTTCACGGAAATGACCCGAAATATTGGCACATTCACTGCAGCTGGTGTTAAACTTGATGCCTCTGTATCAGCGATTAAAGGTATCGCCAATCTTGCGGCGGTGTCCGGTTCAACCTCTCAGCAGGCATCCACGGCGATGTATCAGTTGTCTCAGGCGTTAGCCGCTGGCAAAGTTCAGCTTATGGACTGGAATTCGGTTGTTAACGCCGGTATGGGTGGTCAGGTATTTCAGGACGCCCTCATTCGAACTTCCGAGCATCTGCAGACCGGTGCCAAAGCCGCTATCGAAGCACAGGGATCATTCCGAGAATCGCTACAGGACGAGTGGCTTACCACGGATGTTCTTACCCAGACACTTGATCAGTTTGCTACAGCAGCTGATACGCAGGAAGAGTATAACGCAGCTATCCAGAAATTTGTGGATCAGGGATATACTCAGGAACAGGCTAAAGAAATGGCCGATATGGCGAAAACCGCTGGTGATGCAGCCACGAAAGTTAAGACATTTACTCAGCTTATTGATACTTTAAAAGAGGCATTGGGTTCGGGTTGGACAAAAACGTGGCAGCTCATTGTCGGCGATTTTGAAGAAGCCAAGGAAGTTTGGACCAAAGTCAGCGATGTTCTTGGCGGTTTTATCAATAAAGCGTCAGATGCACGTAACGCTATCGTGGAAGCTGCGATGGGTAATCCATACAGTGATCTTGCTAAAAATATCCAGAAAGTAACGGATGCCACAAGTGATTACAAAGATATTGTCGACTCTGTTATCCGAGGTAACTATGGTAATGGACAGCCACGATTCGATAAGCTTGCATCCGAAGGTTATGACTGGGCAAGAGTACAAAACTTGGTCAATGAGCGGTTGGGGTGCTCTTTCCGGTATACTGAAGAACTTACTACTTCTCAGGAAGATCTTAACAAAGAGCAGGAGAAGACGATTGAGTCAATTCTCAAAATGTCAGACGCTGAGCTGAAAAAGAATGGTCTTACCAAAGAGGATGTGAAAGCCCTTAAAGAGTTACAAAAACAGTCTGAGAAAACGGGAATACCAATCACTGATCTTATTAATAATATCGATCAGCTGAGTGGAAAAGAGTTACTTCATGGGTCAGTGGCCAATATGGGCAACGCATTAATCAATCTTTTTACTGAGATACATAATGCTTGGCAGGAAGTGTTTGATCCGATTTCTGCAATGACACTATATAACATCATCGCAAACATGCATCGTATTACTTCGAAATTCTTGAAATTCACAGAAGACAACGGGGACGAGCTTACGAGGACGTTGGCTGGTCTTTTTGCTTTATTGGATATCATTCGTCAGTGCCTTGGGGGATCTCTGAAATTCTCAATCAAAGCCATCAATGCGGTTCTTAGTGTATTCGGTATGAATACCTTGGATCTCACAGCAGATCTTGGCGACTTACTGGTGAAATTTGATAAATGGCTGAAGAAAACAGATCCATTTACGCAAGGGTTTACGAAGGTCGGAGAAGGAATTAAATTCATCATCGAACAGTTTCAGAAACTCAAGGAATATCTTGATACGATTCCAGAATTTCAGGCATTCACTGCGGAACTGGATAGTTTTAAGGAATCCTTGAAAGGATTATCGTTTGAAGATGTATTGAAGCGTTTTGAAAAGTTTGTAGCATATCTTGAAAACAAACTTCCGAAAGGAATGAAAAACGTCGGTAAAAATGTTATTTCCGGATTCAAAAACGGATTGTCTTCAGGTAAAACAGAGATTCCGAAAATACTATCCAATATTGGTATCCGACTTCTCAAAGCAATTAAGAAAGTTCTTGGTATTCACTCTCCTTCGAAAGAGATGGAGAAAGTTGGTGAGTACACTCTTTCCGGTCTTTGGAACGGTCTTACATCTGGAAAAGATAAGATTGTTGATTTTTTTAAGAATCTTGGATCTGACATGCTTGATAAGTTGCAAGGGGTTAACTGGAGCAGTGTCATAGCCAGTGGTATTGGTGTAGGCGTTGTTTTGGGGCTTAAACGGTTATCCGATATCGTGGATAAAGCTCTTAGTCCAGCTGAAGGAGTTGGAAAGGTTCTTTCTGGAGCCGGAGAAGTTCTTGAGGAATCAACAAAGAAAGTTCCGAAAATTTTGAATAATGTTGCCAAAGTCGTGAAGAGTTTTTCAAAAGTTCTCAAAGCTAAAGCGTTCAAAACCCGTGCTGAGGGTGTTAAGGATTTGGCAATTGCAATTGCTATTCTTGCTGGATCATTGTTCATTTTATCAACAATCAATATTGATGCACTCCACAATGCCGAAGAAGCCATGCTTATCTTAGTTGGCGTATTGGCCGTGATGACTTATGTTATGGATAAGCTGTCATCTGCTTCTGCGTCTATCGGAAAAGGCGGAGTTAAAATTGATGGTTTGAAATCTGGATTAGCAGGTTTAGGTATTGCTATATTACTCATGGCTGAGTCAGTTAAGATTCTTGGTAAATTGGACAAAGATGAAATACATCAGGGAATGTTTAATGCTGGACTTTTGCTCACAGGAATTATGGCAATCATTGGTTTGTACGGTGCTCTTGTGGAAGGCGAAGCGGCTAAGAACATAGATAAAATGGGTAAAACTATCAGCAAGATTGGTAAAACAATGCTGTTAATAGTAGGTGTTATCAAATTATTAAGCATGTTATCACCTGATGAAGTAGTTAAGGGGCTTGAATTCGCTGGTGTATTTACCGAATTCGTTATCGTTCTGGCTGCTATATCGTATCTCGCTGGCGATAATATTGATTCACTTGGTAAAACGATCAAATCTATAGTCGTATCCATGGGGCTTATGATTGGGGTTGTAAAACTTGCAGGTCAGTTGAGTCCAGACGATATGATAAATAGTGTCAAGTTTGCAGGAGCTTTTTTGGCATTTATTGTCGGTCTGGAACTTATAGGTAAGTTTTTAGGTGGGAATTCAATCGATGGATTGGGTAAAATGCTGTTATCGGTATCGCTATCAATGTTGATCTTGGTTGGAGTTGTGAAACTTGCTGGGCAGCTTGATCCTGGTGAAATGATAGAAGGTGGAATATTTGCCGCGGTATTTTTGGCATTTTTATCAGCTCTTATCAAAATTACATCCAAAGGTGGCGAAACTGTAAAACTTGCAGGAACATTACTTGCTGTATCGGTCGCAATCGGAATTCTTGCAGGAATATCAGTGCTGCTCGGCCTTGTCGATACAGAACAACTTATAAAAGGTGTTCTCGCTGTTACTTTACTTGGTGCGATCATGACAGCGATGATCTGGGCTACACGAGGTGCGAATGATGTAAAAGGTAATGTTATTGCTATGGCAGTTGCTATTGGAGTTATGGCAGCTGCTGTTGCCGCATTATCCCTGATTGATTCGACTAAGCTTGCCGTCGCAACAGCATGTTTAGGAGCGCTTATGGGAATGTTTGCACTCATGGAGTTAGCTGGAAGTAAGGCGTCAGGTTCTATCGTCAGTCTTATTGCTATTACAGCAGTTGTGGTAGTGCTTGCCGGCGTTTTATATCTGCTTCGTGATTTACCGGTAAAGAATTCACTTGCTGTAGCGGCGTCACTGTCGATATTATTGCTTGCTATGTCTGTAACACTTGGACTACTGAGTATTGTTGGTGCTGCGGCATTACCTGGTTTGGTCTCTTTAGCTGTGGTTACGGCGGTCGTAGCTGCTTTGGCATTTATTTTATACCAGTTAAAAGACCTAGATCCTGATCAGGCTCTTGGTATGGTAAAGGCTTTATCTATTTTCTTGTTAGCATTATCTGGATGCTGTGTCGTTTTGGCTGTTGTTGGTACGGTTGCTGTACCAGCTTTAATCGGTGTGGCGGTCCTTTCGGCACTGATATTGGCTCTTATTGGTTTAACTGCTTTAGCCGCTCATATCAGCAAAACTCTTCCAGATCTTGGTAAGAACCTCGGCGACTTTATGAAAAATGCCAAGCCGTTTATAGAAGGAGCAAAAAATATCGATGAATCTGTTGGTAAAGGGATTAGTTCATTATGTGGAGCGATTCTGAAACTGACGGGAACTGAGATAATCAGTGCGGTAACTGCATTTCTTTCGGGAGACGCCTCGTTCTCAAAATTTGGTTCACAGTTACAGGCCTTTGGTAAAGCCATAGTTGCTTATGCAAATACCGTAAAAGGAATTAATGCTGAGGATATTCTTGCGTCTGCAAAAGCGGCCAAAGCCTTAGTTGCACTTAACGATGCGCTTCCGAAGAGTGGCGGTTTATTCGGAATGATAACCGGTAACAAAGATCTTTCAAAACTTGCCGGACAGCTGAAATCCTTTGGAACAGGATTGAATGACTACTCAAAAACTTTAACAGACGTGAATCCGGAAAAGGTATCCGGTGCTTCAGAAGCAGTTAAGAGTCTTGTTGAAGCAGTTAATGCCACGGATTCTGTAAGAGCAAATGGCGTTGGAACGTTTGTACAGGCTATTGATACACTTGCGGAAACAAACGTCAAGGGATTCATGAATGCATTCAAGGATTCCTCCTCCGATGTACGAAACGTCGGAAGCACACTTACGTCGTCATTGGCCAAGGGAATGAAGTCCAAAACATCAGCGGTTACATCGTCAGCAGCGAAAGTCGTTGACTCCATGGAGACAGCAATGTCTTCAAAAGAAAAAGAATTCCAGAGAATTGGCGTTGCGCTTATCTCAGCATTTGCTCTTGGTATTCAGGCACAGACTACACAGGCTGTAAATGCTGCCACGTATCTCGGAACAGCGTCTGCTTATGGGGTTAGTCAGGCATATACAAATTTCTATATGAACGGTATTAACCTTGGGTCAGGTCTTGTGATCGGTATGAATGCTATGCAGAATTCTGTGTATAACGCGGGTTATGCACTTGGACAGGCTGCTGTAAGAGGTGAGAAAGCAGGTCAGAAATCCCATTCACCGTCAAAACTTACGATTCAGGCTGGTAAATGGCTTGGTGAAGGTTTGATCATTGGTATGAATGCTATGGAATCAAAGACCTATGATGCTGGACAGAACATGGGTGAAACCGCGTTTGCATCAATCCGTAAAGCATTATCCGGTATGAATGACTTGGTTGATTCCAATATGGACACTTCACCGACTATCAGACCGGTGCTGGACCTCACGAATGTAAAGGCGGGAGCCGGACAAATGAATGATCTGTTTTCAGATCCATCATTCACTCCTTTAGCAACTTTAAGAGCTATTGGTAATTTATCAAACCGAAACCGTCAAAATGGAAATTCTGAGGAAGTAGTACGGGCGATTGGTAAACTTGAAAAAAGTCTTAAAAGTGTTGGTAACACTTATAACAGCATCAACGGAATCACATATGACAATGACAGTGAAATTTCTGAAGCTGTAGAAACACTTGTTAGAGCAGCAACCGTAGGAAGGAGGCGATGATTTTGTCAGATGACTTTACCGATAACTATGCGAATGCGACCACGAATTTTAATTCCAGTGTCAGCGTTAATAAAATTGGTCTCCAGCAGGGGACGGATAGGACTGTTTACATTGAATGGCAGTGGGGGCAGGAAAATAGTACAAAAGAGTATAAAGTAATTTGGTATTACCGTACTTCAAACGGTACGACTTTCATCGGCGATGAATCCACAACAACTCATCCGAAAGCTACATACACCGCTCCTTCAAATGCGGCTGCGGTCAGTGTCAAAGTTCGGCCTATTGCCAATACTCGAAAAGTTAACGGGAACGATTGTCTATGGTGGACAGCACAATGGTCAAAACTTAAAAATTACAGTTTTTCTGCGAATCCGCCAACGAAACCTTCTGCGCCTACGGTTACTGTAAGCAAACAGAAACTTACAGCTAGACTGGATAACCTGGATGTTCATGGAACATATATCGAATTTTATGTTGTAAAAAACGATAAGTCCAGGTATAAATCCGGAAAAGCCAAAATTATCAGTAACTCTGCGTCATGGTCATGCACATTGGCTGTTGGCGCAGATTACAAAGTGAAATGCCGTGCTTGGAGAGGTAAACTACACAGTGACTGGTCTGATTATTCATCCAGTGCTTCTTCGAGTCCGGCTACCCCAAAAGCAATCAGAACTCTGAAAGCTTTATCAGATACGGGAGTAACTTTAAGCTGGTATAGCGTGCATAATTGTACAAAGTATGAGGTGCAGTATACTACAAACAGAACCTACTTTGCGAGCAATCCAGATCAGGTTCATACCAGAACTGTTGAGGGGGTTACACACACCGAAATCACCGGTATCGAAACAGGATATCAGTATTTCTTCAGAGTTCGAGCTTACAACAGTAATGATCAGGTATCTGGATGGACTGCTGTTAAATCTCTGAAACTCGGTAAATTACCGGCAGCTCCAACCACATGGTCATCTACCACAACGGCAACAGTGGGAGAGAGTGTCAGATTATACTGGGTTCATAATTCAGAAGACAATTCGAGTCAGACCTATGCTCAGCTTGAAACAGTGATTGATGGTGTGAAAAAGACGGAAACCATCAAAAATACAAAAACTGGAGATCATATCGACGATACCAGTTATAAAACCTTGAGCATGTCTGCTTATTCAGAAGGTACAAAAATATTATGGCGTGTTCGAACGGCTGGAGTCACTGGGAAGTACGGTGACTGGTCGGTTCAGCGAACAATCAACGTGTATGCAGTACCAACATTGCAGCTTAACATGGTGGATTCACAAGGGGTTGATATAGAGACTCTTGAGTCGTTTCCCTTATATATAAAAGGGGAAGCCAGTCCGGTAACTCAAAATGTGCTTGGATATCATCTTTCAATTGTTTCGACTCAGACATACAGCACCAGTGATCGTACCGGAAATAACACGATCATAAGCCGAGGTGAGGAAGTATATTCGAAGTTCTTTGATACAGATCAGGACTTAATGGTTGAATTATCAGCTGGAAATATTGATCTGGAAAATAATATCACATACAGAGTTTCATGCACAGTTTCATTAGATTCTGGACTTACTGCTAGTGATGAGCTGGAATTCGATGTAGCTTGGACAGATCGAAACTATGGTATTAATGCCGATATAGGATATGACGCAGATACTTACTCCTGTTATATCAGACCATACTGCATAGATGAAAATGGAAATCCAATCCAGAATGTTACTTTGGCTGTATATCGAAGAGATTATACTGGCGAACTCATTGAAATAGCCAGCGGTCTTGAGAATACAGAAAACATTTATGTTACTGATCCGCATCCATCATTGGATTACGCCAGATACAGAATTGTCGCGATAACGGATGATACTGGTGCGGTAAGTTATTACGATCCTCCGGGATACCCGATCAAAGAAGTGGCAGCTATTATTCAATGGGATGAGACATGGTCTGATTTGATAACTTCGGATGTGGATGAAGCTGATATTCCAGAAGAGCCATCATGGTCCGGATCATTAGTTCGGTTACCGTATAACCTTGATGTGTCTGATAAGAATGGGGTTGATGTGTCGGTTGTGGAATACATCGGGCGAAAGCGTCCGGTATCCTACTATGGCACACAGCTTGGAGAAACCTCGTCCTGGAAAGTTGAAATTCCGAGATACGATGCGGAAACTTTATATGCTTTGCGAAGACTTGCGATTTATACAGGAGATGTTTATGTAAGAGAACCATCCGGTAGTGGTTACTGGGCATCTATTTCTGTATCAATAAGTCAGACACATTGTGAAGTATCCATTCCGGTATCGCTGGATATCACGAGAGTAGAGGGAGGTATTTAACATGCCAGATTGGACTCAGTCCATGGAACAAACTTTCGAGTATTACATGGTAGATCCTGGGTCTTGGTGTGATAAAACCCAACTTACCGATGTAATACAAAGCAACATTGAGTGGGATTCAGACGCGGATACGCTTGGATCGGCGACATTTGACATGAGTAGTTTGCTCGGGGAATGCTACATACGAGTGTATCTCATAACAATTCAAAATGGAATAAAAGAGAAGTTTCCAATGGGCACTTTCTTGGTACAAACACCGAAATCCAATTTCGATGGGAGATATCAGAAGGTGTCCATTGATGCTTATACTCCATTATTAGAGTTAAAAGAAAATCCTCCGCCTATTGGATACTCAATTTTAAAAGGTGGAAATGTTATGAGCAATGCATACAAAATCCTTCGTGATAACATGCGTGCTCCGGTGGTTGAAACAACTGCCACCGATAAACTCTACAATGATTTTGTGGCGAATACGAGCGATTCATGGTTAACATTCACCAAAGATCTCGTTGCGAATGCTAAATACAATTTAGGACTTGATGAAATGGGCCGTGTTATTTTCCTTCCGGATCAGGACGCGGCTTCTTTGCAGCCTGTATGGACATATACGGATGACAATAGTTCGATTTTATATCCTGATATCAGCTTAGAGCACGATATTTATGGAATACCGAATGTGGTGGAAGTCCTTTATTCAGGAAGTAATGATAATTACTATGCAAGGGTTGTTAATGATGATCCGAATAGTCCTACATCAACTGTTAACAGGGGTCGCGAAATAATTCACCGTGTTACTGATTTACAGCTTGCTGGAGAGCCTACCGATCGTCAGATCAAAGATTATGCAACCACTTTATTGTCTCAGCTTTCATCAGTTGAGTATACCTTATCGTATTCGCATGGATATTGTCCGGTACGTTTGTACGATTGTGTCCGACTGAATTATGAAAGGGCCGGATTGATTGATGTTAAAGCAAAAGTAACAAAGCAGTCCATAGAGTGTACGCCAGGCTGCAAAGTAACAGAAACAGCAGTTTTTACTACGAATCTATGGAGGTGATGTCTGATGGCGTTATCAAAAGATTTGATTTTGCAGTTTGTAAAAGCTACGAATGATAATAAAGATCATTCCGAAGAGACAACCCTCTACGGCACTATTGTTGAGAACGGCGGAGTAAGGTACGTCCGATTAGACGGGTCTGAATTACTTACTCCATATACATCAATAGTTGCAGTTAATGTTGGTGAAAGAGTCCGGGTATCTGTTGGTAAACACACCGCAGTCGTTACCGGTAATGTATCCAGTCCAGCGGCTCGAAGCGGTGATGTTGATGATTTGAACACCAAAGTCACTGAATTTGAAAGTGTGGTGGCTGATAAGGCTACTGTTAAAGATTTGGAGGCACAAAAAGGCCGAATCGATGATCTGGTAGCCGATAATGTAACAATCAAAAAGCAGCTTACCGCAGATTCAGCAGATATCAAAGATCTGAAAGCAGATAATGTTGAGATAAAAGGAACTTTGCAAGCCAATTCAGCTGAGATAGATAACCTTAAATCCACAAAAATTGATGCTGAAGTTGTTGAGGCGAATTATGCTACGATAAAGAATCTCAGTGCCGCTACAGCAGATATTAGAGATTTAAAGGCTAAGAATGCAGAAGTCACTGGCAGGTTGGAAGCCAATGAGGTGGATATTAAAAACCTGAAGTCAGACACTGCTGAAATCTCACGGTTGGTCGCTGGTAAGGTTGACGTTATCGATTTCAATGCAGAGAAAGGTCGAATCAATTCTCTTGAAGTCAAGCAGACCCAAACAGATGAGCTGGTCGCAAAGAAAGCAGACATTGATCTCGCTAATGTAAATAATGCATGGATTCAAAATGGAATTATTAAAGATGGTTCCATAGGATCAGCGACTATCCATGATGGTGCAATTACCAATGTGAAAATTGCTGATGCCAGCATCGAAGCAGCAAAAATCAAGTCCATCAATGCAGACACTATTACTGCCGGTACGATTAAAACAGATCGGCTTATCATCACGGGTCCTGATGGAGAAGACTCTATTGTAAAAGCTATTAATCTCGCAAATGGTGTATCAGAAGCCGATGTTAACAGTCAAAAGATTCAGGCGGCATCCATAGATGTCATAGATCTTTCAGCATTCAAAGCAAAAATTGCCGGCTTTGATATGAATGGTAATGCTATTTATAGCGGAAAAGAATCTATAAAAGACCCTACGAGTGGTATTTACATATCAACAACAGGTATCGGAATGGGCGATGGAGTTCTTACCGGAAAGAACGAATCTCCTCTGCAAGCATATGCAGATGGAAGCTTCAAACTTATCGGTAAGAACTCTTTTTTTGATTTTGATACGGTTACTGGCGAACTGAATATTGAAGCGAGTAGTTTTAAAGTAGCCTCTAAGTCAGTTGCTACGAAAGATGATATCGATGATGTACGAGATGAAATCACTACATTCCTAAGCATTGAGTCGTCTAAGGGAACGGCATTTAAAAACAACAGCGTGTCGACTATATTATCGGTCATCATCTACCACGGAAAAGATAGAGTAGAAGATCCAGAACGTATGAGAGAGGTGTTTGGCTTTTCAGCATATCTTCAGTGGTATTGGCAGCGACTTGACGATGAAGCATACGGAGTGATATCATCGACTGATTCGAGACTCAGGAATGAAGGCTTTCAGTTTGTGCTGTCGCCAGATGATGTCGATGTGAAAACTGATTTCAGATGTGAATTGATTGCATAGTAGGGAGATATGGATAAAACACAGCAACTCATGGTATTCGCCATTGATGATAAGCTCAGGACAATAACCATACCGAATAACGGGTCAGTATTCGGAGTATCTGGTGATATCGAAGTTAATCAGGTAGTTTGGTTCCCAAATCCAAGAGACACCGATGCCGAGGATGAAGACGGTATCTAATTAAAACAACACTGAATATATATATATATTTAATGGACTCAATTCTTATTACAAGGGTTGGGTCTATTTTTTATGCGTAAATTTCAAAAGGAGGTTCACTTTGTTGTCAAAAAAAAAAAAAATGCGTGGTGGTTAAGCTATGTTAGTCAACATTTTTGATGGAGTTTGGAACAATGGGTAT